GGCCGTAAATACATGGCTTTTTAACGCGGATACAATTGATAAGGTTTTAAGAGAGCTTATGGAAAAGGGCTTAAAAATTGAGGGTGGAGACAAGCTTGGCAAGACAATAATTTTTGCCAAAAACTCTTTGCATGCGCAGGCAATAGTCGAGCGTTTCAATAAGCTTTTTCCGGAATATGGAGGAGACTTCATAAAGCGGATAGATTATAGTATAAAGTACAGTGATTCATTGATAGATGAGTTTAGCACAAGTGATAAAATGCCACAGATAGCAGTATCTGTTGATATGCTCGACACAGGAATAGATATTCCGGAGATTTTGAATCTTGTATTTTTTAAGAAGGTGAGGCAAGTTAAATCCGTATCCGACAGTAATATTTCCTTCACCATCGTCATACGGTTTTGACCTAAATTTTTCCCACGACTTCAAATATTTAAGAATATTTTCTGAAGGTTTCCAATCTGACTTACTCTTCTTTGCCATCTTTCTTCTCCTCCTTCTTAAACTTATGGTAAGCATCACAAACCTTATCAACTAACCATCCCATCAGATAGGCGGCATGCTCATCTTCTCCGGCTTCAAAACTGTAGTTAATGTTTAGATACTTACAGTAAAGAGAAAGACCATGCAGACATTCGTGCCCTATGGTTCTCACATCCATGTCAGACAGTGAATGAAATAAGAAACATATTTCTTTCCTGTGATTGGTTCGGTTTCCTACGAAAATAGTTCTGCCACCATAATCATCAGTCCACCCCTCCCAGCTCTGATCTTCTACTTCCAGGTTGGCGAACGTCTTAACTATATACTCTTCATCTGCTCCAAGCAATACCCTTACATTATAGGGGTATATATCATTTTTATATAATACTTGTTTCATAACAAACTGTTTTTCAACAAAGGTAAATAAAATAGCCGAAGAATGATGCTACTCATCCTCCGGCTTGTTATAATGGAAATCTTATTATGAAAACAGTACGAATGTAAGATTTAAATCTTAATCTTCCTAATTTCCTCAACCATATTCTTATATCCGCAGAACTTGCTGTTAATAACATCGAAGATAGATTCTGACCAGCCAGCTATGTTCAAGATATTAGATCCTCTGTAAAACATCTCACTTCCATATCCTTGAATAGAAATAGAAACGATTTTGCAATTTGGATTCACTTTTTTAAACCCTTTCAAAAGTTCGGCGAATTTACCATATCCATAACTGGAACTTTTCTCCCATACAACAGATTCACCGTCTCCTATCTGCATATCTGAAATAACGTACAAATTATCTACTTTGATCTTATCTTTAGCGCACTTATCCAAGAATGCAAAAAGACCGTTTTCGGTAGCACCACCGCAGTCTCCTCCGGCAGTAAAAGATTTTTTGTTGTTCCATAAAACACCTTTACTTCTATCATATTCGTAGTTGATAAGTTTGTCACCAAACATACCAATAAATACGTCAGGAAGCACAGAAGCAATCATACAGCCAAACAAGTTACCAATGACAGCCGTATTTGTTTTGCTAAAGGCAGACACTTCAGAAGATCCTCCCATATCTCCACGTACAGAGCCAGAGTGGTCAATCAGGATAGCCGACCGCCCCTCCAATACCGGAAGGTTCTTGCAGGAGATGGTTATGGCTTTCTCCAACGCATCTAAAATCTTATCTTTGTTACGCGCTGTTAATTTAGCACGTTTTTTATCCGACTCAAATACAATATCATTTTCGGAATCATCAGTGCCTATATTTTCAACCTCTTTGAAAGCTGAAGCAAAACGGAAAGGAAGCATCTTCGAATTAAGCACCTTCTCTTCTATTGTAAGCTGCCTACAAACTTCATCTATTTGATCAGGTGCGTATTTGATTATGTTTACAAGGTTACGAACCATATTAAAAATAGGCATGCCTTTTACATTAGAAACCACGTCCCGAATAGCGTCACCTAAAGCTTCTTTCTTTTCCTTATTGTCTTTCTTGTCCTGTCCGGCTTTAGACATTTCTTTTTCAAGAATCTTGCTTTCGTATAATCCAGACAAAGACCGACCTTCTATAAGGTACTGGAAAGCCGTTTTGTTAGCCTGATTGCCTTTAGGGTGAAATAAGTTTACTAAGTCAACCATAGTAATGACCCTACTGTCCATCTTATACTTATCAATCCGATACGGATCAAGACCTTCCAAAGCCGTCTTAAATCCTTTCTTAATAGCGCTGGATATTCCTCTTAACTTCTTTGGATTTTTGTCGTTAAGAGCCGCATAGCAGCCAAGGATTTCGCTCATATCATCAGGACGCATAACGATCTTATTATAGAACCTTGAAGCCCATTCCTTACCCGATGCTTTGCTGGCAAGGACAGAAGCCATAAGATGCGTTACCGACCTAAGCTTTCCTTCTTTCCTGACATACAATGCTGTTTGTGCTGCGAAATATGGATCTACTTGATCCATAAGGTCCTTAATCCTGTTCACCTTGTCTTTTTCTTTCTCATAATAAGAATCAGACAACATGGTAGTCATTATCGTAGATACCAACTCTTCTTCTGCGTTAGGCTTATACGCCTTCTCTCCCATGTGATTCACGATCGTAGGTTTAACACCTTCATCCTTTTTGTTAAACTTTCCCATTTGTTGTTGTTTTCTTTAAAGTGTTATACAAAAAAAAAGCAGTGATATTACTACCACTGCTTGAAAAAAAATATATCAAAATGAATACTCAATGAGGGAAAAGCTGAAGTTAGTGTAAACAATGAAATAATGGATTTGAACCATCGACCTATACTTTAAAAGAGTATCGCTCTAGCCATCTGAGCTAAATTCGAAGTAACTAACCCCATCACCACTCATTAGTTTTTATATATTTCAAACAGAGGAAAAACGGAGCCGGACAAAATGAAAATATTGGATTCGAACCAATGAAAAGTATTTTTACAGAATACCGCGTTATCCACTACGCTAATTTTCGAAGTAACCGAACTCCTCACCATCTGTATATTTTATTAAAACAGGGAGAACCTGGAAGGTGTTTTGATATGAAAGGAGGTTTTGATCTACCAACTGATCTAATTTTTCTTACATGAAAAATATAGGACTCGAACCTATGACACAAACCGAAGTATCACCTTCCATCACCACTGTCTTACATTATAATCTCTCTTGATTACGATGCAAATATAGACACTAAAATATGATTTACAAATTAAAATGATTTAAAATAGATTAATTCGAATAAATTACCTTAGAGCCATAATTGGATTACCCCATCTTTTTTTCCACTCCTTGCCTAAATAAGATATAAGATCATTGTAGTTTGTTATAAATCCTCCGTCTATTATCGAACTTATGGCTATTTCTAATTCCGTTATATCATTAAGTTGTTCTTCCGTTGCCATATTTCTTATTCCATCCTCATGTTTATTGAATACAATAAAATTAATAGCCTTTGCTATCCTTTTTATCTTATCAGATAATTCATTTTTGTTTTTTACAAGTGATCCTACAGATTTACATGTTCTTATATAAGCATCACCTGCCATATTTCTATTCTTGATAAGGCCATCAGTAAGCCATATAACTACACTCGCATATATATCTGGATCTAATTCCAATGCAACCATTACAAAGAAATAAGGATCCACAAACCATTTCTGATCTTTTCCTTTTCCTTTTCTGTAAGCCATATGATATTTTTTAAGATCAGTCAACTTGCTAATACACAGATCGTTTTTTTGTACTGCGATTTTTACCGCAGTACATATATTGTTTATATTCAGTCTCTTAACTAAAGCATACATTTTCTCTTGAAATCCTTTTGTACTCATTAAATCATCTAATCTTTTTGGAGCCAAACCATGTTTTTCCCTCTTTTCAGTCAAAGCTTCCATTACCTCTGTTATACACACAAAACCGTCTTTTGACATAACAGAGATGTTTCTACCCAACAATTCTCTGCTTTCTGATTGCAATAACACGTTACTTTTCATAATTTTACATCATTTTATTGTTAATAAATAAGCGCCTATCTGTCCGAGATGGATCGATAGGCGCTACAAATATATTCAACTATTATTAAATCACAAAATAAAAACTACTCATTTTCAACTTATTAAATATTGTAATTTATCTATTCTTAATCTTATCTTCAGAAATCAACCACTGGAATATAATTTTCCGGTTGCTAATTACTTTCTTTATCCTCATCAGCATCCAACTTCCCCTTAACCTATCCAGCCATGACCGTCTGAAATTAAGAGAATCAGGATTAACTGACTTATTTATATCGTTATCGTCCTTGATCCAGATAGGTGTTTCAGATCGGTCATCGTCAACCCTGTTGAAGAAGTCATTTAACTTATGTCTTCTATATACCTCAGTATCCAGAACCTCGGTATGGTCGCCTACGATCTTCGGATACGATATACGTTGCGCTAAATTATTCTTTTCTTCTGGAACAAGATGAATTTCACCTGAGTTGTTTGTGTCGTTGTAGATAGTTATCGTATCCAAACCTACTTTCCTGTCAAGTGTGTAATTCACATCATCAACGTATTTCCTTGCGTCAAGCTCATACTCAACAGAAGCCAGCGTAGAACCGTTATATTTCTCTTTTATCGGCACTTCTAATATAAATGGATATGTTGTTCCATAAAACGTTTGGAAGCTCTTATTCGTCAGCAAATGACTCCATAAGCCACCTTCTTCATCTGATGCCGGGAAGTTTATTCCTGTCTGGAAATATTGTTGCTGCTCTATATAATAGTCAGGGCAGAATGAGTAATACGATATCCATTCTTGCTTCAGACACGAATATCCGATAGTGAACGACACATCCTTGAAATACTGTTCGTCTTTTAAGGATATTTCCTTATCGTTTGACAACACCTCTGTTTCATTGTACAAGAACCTTCCACCATCATATTTGTAATATGCCGGGTTCTTAACAGGTATATAATCTTTTTTCGTGATAAGTACCCTCTTATACCTATTATCCCATCCAAGAGACAGACCAAGACCGATAAATTTATTGTCTGTATCTTCTTCTGTCATTTCTGTACCGGTTAAGATATTAGTTATTCCGTATCTAAGAATCTTAAACGGAAGATGACGCTTAAGCCAATGTCTTATACCTACACTAAGTTCCTTAAGATTACGTCCGTTCGGATCGGTCATAAACACCTGTGCTCTTTTAGTATCTACCCAGAAATGACCAAATTCTGAACTAATTATTTCAGTACTCTGGGTTCCAGAATAACCGAGGTCGGTCGTGTTGTACTCCAGAGGCCGGGACGCAAACAGACCGCCGGTGCCCATCTCAGCCTGCCCTGGGGAGGTGCGCTCCTTGATTACGTCTATGGCGTTATGGAGCGAAACCTGATCCTCGAACCTGACAAGAATCTGATCGGATTCAATACGCTTCATGTGAATAAGCTTCCCATTACTGGTTGGGAACTCATGATAATCCATAGGCTTGTACGTCAACCACGGATCTGTTTGACTGTTTTCAGATACGTCAGCCCTACTCCATATAACACCATTAGGTCGCTGGTAAGCACAGTCATAAAAACGACGTTCGTATGTTGCCGGCAATACATTAGGTGTCAATGTCATTCTTGATGAGTATATAGGACTTATCTTATAATCATTGTCCCTATGAATAGATACGTTCTTTTCTTGTGTCCACCAAACGAAATCTCCTACTTTTGGGTAGAATAATTCATGGGGCTGAGGTCCCTCTAATCTGAAATTACAATTTATTTCAGACTCTACAAGGAACTGAGGTATCCCATAGAACCATGTGTAAAATCTTCCATTAACGTACTTGCCTGATGTGTCGCCATTCAATTCGTACAAACTCTTCCTGTTTGGATAAAAAGCGTATCTTCCCTTATTCGAAGAAGTCCAGCTATTAAAACGTTCGTTATCTATCGTCTCAAGAGCATCTTCTCCAGTATCATAATTAACGAAATATCTTGGATACCCTACATTTCTGTAATCCATATAAGGGAAAGGTATCATATCTCCAATACCAAAAGCGCTATTATAAAAAATAGGAAATTTTCTCTTTAACGAAAATCTGGTTATCACCGTATCGCCACCGAACATCAGTTTCTTTTCATTAGTGAAAAAGCCACACCCTCCTATAGAAATCCACTTTATATCTTCTATTTGACCATATTGATCCGGCCTATATCGCATAAGCCTCATATACGGAGAGCAAATGTATGAAACTGATTTGGATTGTTCGAATGTTCTTCCTGCTACAACATCGCTTCCAGCAATAACCGAATCATCTATACGGCTACTGTCGTAGTTGTAGACATAGTTCGGATATTCCAATAAATATTTCGATTTACCATCTCCTTTTTCACCTGGATCACCAAATGATAAAAATAACGAAGATTCACGATCTATATTATTAACAAATAAGAATCGTCCCTCATTATCGTTTTTACCGGTTCCCCATTTAGATGACATACTGGCATCCATCATAGGATATACACCGGACTTCATGTATTTAACAGAAGATAAACCACGAGCAAAATTTCGTTCATACTTATCCTGGTCTGTTATACCTATCATTGAATTATATAATCCTACAGAAGTATAATACCATGCATGATTACGTCTTGGCCCATTGTTTATAAACGTATTAAGCCAATCATAACGGTACTTACCGTACAATATTGGTCCCTTAGCAAGAGTTTGACTGATGGTTGACACCATTGAAGAAAACAGCATGGCCACACTTAAATTCGTTAAGAATCCTCCTCCGGTAATACCGGCCGACCCTCCTATGTATCCAGACTGCGCCCTTATCTGAAGCTCTTCTGCTATCATAGCGGCTATTGTGGCACTTGATTCAACTGCGGCAAGTGACGCAGCCATCGTGTATGCAGCAGGACCTAAGATAGTCCATTTTGGATGATCTTCGACAGGTACGAAACTGCCCACAGACATTCCTCTTTGAAACCCATCTATACATACTTCATTTGGAAGTTCGGGCTTGTTGAAATAAATATCAGGCGAACAGAATGAATACCACACGTTTCCTCCTTTGTCGAAAGGATGGGATATAAACTCGTCTCTTTTTCCAGACGTATAATTATATTGATCCTGTGATAGGTCATTATATGGGTAATTAGGATAGATATTTACATTACCATCGTCTCCTATGTATCTAAGCATATCATAAGCTAATCCTGAAGCCACAACCGACCTATTTAGCCTCCTATCTCCACGATACAGTTCATATCCTACGATCGTATCTCTTTGTTGTTGCGTAATCAAACCAGAATCTACCGCAAAATCCAAAAACACTTGTATGGTGTTCTCATCCACCATAATACCTACCGGATATATTTCAGAAGCTATGTCATATCCACGTTCATCACTGTTCATAAAAGGTATATGCTTGTTATCTGGGAACCGGTAATGACGTATAGGTTGTTGGCAAAATACGGTAGAAGTATCTACTCCTCCATAAGAATGACCCTTGAAATAAGATAATCCATTTTTGTCTGACAAAGGAGCACCATAATATTCTGTTAACTTATTCATAATATTAGAATAAGCTTCTGTTTTTTTTGGATCATCATAAGATCTGCCTGTGTCTATTTTCATCCTACTACTATCATAAAGTTCAAAATTAGCAGGATATTTCTCAGATGATTCCCAATATGCAAAATCACCGTATTTATAAGGACGAGGCTTGCAATTGATGGGCCTATCTCCACATGTCTGACATTTTGATGCAAATAAGACAGTTGATCTAAGTGTTATAGAATCCACAGACAAATCAATCTTATTTACCTCCTTTTCTCTTATACCAAAAATATACGGATATATAGTTTTACCTGTAGCAAAAGAAACACCTAAGATAGCACGAGACGGCTTCTTTCCTGGTTCTTCCTCTTCATCTGGAGTATCCTCATTCTTATATTTACAGAATTGTATTTGCCTGAATGTCATTATCCAAGGAACAGCTACAACCGGCGATTCTATTGTTACATAAAAATAATCTTGTTTTATCGTTTCTTTAAAGAATTTATCATCTATAGTTCCCCATGCGGGTCTTGCTATATTGATAATAACCGAATGTCCTGAAGCATGTTCCGGCCTATCAAAATCTACTGGTATTATGCCAAGTGGATTCCATGTCTCTATATCCTTCCAAAAAGAAACACGAACGTAATTGGTAGACACAGCATCCATTATACCATCTATCTTCCCAAGGGCTTCAAGATAAAGGACCTTATTTTCTTCCTTATATCCTTCTATATCCCATTCCTCCGGCCTATTGATTCTAATAAACCTGGCATTGGTCATTACATTCCTCACGAACTTGCGTACTACAAATTCAGAAGCAAATCCTATATTAAGTTTATCTCCAGTAGGATTTTCAAATGTTGCATTATTTACATACCCCTCAAATTCCCAGTCCGTTTCAGGTATGCCGGTGTCCGCATTTTTGTATATCATATCCTGGAGCTTCTTGGAAGCATCAGGCCAGAACTGTTCAATGCAATATTTCGGTCCGTTCTTTGATCGGTATTGATCATTTATTACCGTACTCGTTGACCTACCAGCCCTCCAATTGCCTTTTCCATTTATCTTTTCACTCCACCCATCTATATGTAAAATATATCCTCCAAGGATGTAATTATTGTTTTGAAAGTTATTATAATCAGACCTTGAAACAGTAGGATCCGAACAATAATTTTCAATATAACAACCACATGTACAAGGCATAGTGTCAAGAACGTATATAGCATCAGATACGGTCTTTAATATACTTCCTGGCTGTAAATACGGATAAAATTCGGAACAAAGGTGCTGTCTTCCATCACCGGATTTATCACCTGCGTTGTCACCAAAAAATGCTTCATCCATCCATTCAGACAAAGAATCCATTGTATCGTAATTGAATAGAACAGAATACTTATTCTGGTTCTCACCTCCGGTTGTATATAAATAGTCGGTAGACACGTGCTCCATGTCTTCTAATTCTTTATATATATAATCCTCTACAATACCAGTTATTAAAGGAACTGGAGCTGACAATATAGATTCTTGACGATGAGGGACTTCGCAGTCTCCTTCCATTTCTGGTAACCTAATATGATCAATTGGCTCCATATAATCCTGTGTTCCGTCTTCTCTGTATTTGGTAGCTATATCACATATCTGTCTTTCATTGTTTCCATTCTCCTTATTATTACAAGCTACAAGACCTATATTTTCAGACAAATAATTTATCGGAGTTCCTACAATATCATCATAATCGATAATAAATCTTGATTTCCCTTTAAAAATAGCGAAATTTCTTTCCACTATAACAGTTTGACCTACGGTAGCCGGGTTATTACACTGTTCTTCATCTATAACAACCGCATCGTCGTCAATCAATACCCCATCTCCTGCCGTATTGCTATACTGCCATACATATTCCCTTTCCACTCCTGAACAATTCGGAGCATATGCGTTTATAGACTGGTATGGGATACTGTCTTTGTTCATTTCCTCTCTTGCCTTATCAGAAGGTGGGGGAATAAGAACAAACGCTGGAGTTTTATAACCAGTAGATGTCTTAAATGATATAGAAAAAGGATATACTTCATTCCTCATGTATCCAACATACAACGAACAAGCATTACCATCTTTATACAGATCCTCGTGGGCTACCGATGCCTGCCATTTTAGGAAATGCCCCATAAGAGAAACTACAGGTTGTAAATTCCACTCTTTTTCAGCAGTAAGACCATACTGCAAAAGACGGTTTCCAACCGATACTATTCCTCTCGATGTATTATATATGGCTCTTTTTAAAGAGATATGTTCAAATGTTGTCCTTTTATTATTAAGATCAGAATAATAGTATATAGTCTTCTCTGTAATAGGATGAATACCTTCTATGAAATAATCGACTACAGGTTGTGTTTCACCATTATATCCAACAGTGTTTTGAATAACAGCTACCTTGTAATGGCTAACTTGCCTATCCAAATTAGACACCTTAAGTCTTATACCAAGATTAGTTCTTTCTCCCCATTTCCCATCATTGATTCTAATATATTGTTCATCGAATACATGCACAGGATTAGTCAATGAAGTATAGTTAGTTTTCTCGTTGCCAAATTCATCACACAGAGCCACAGCAAACTGATACACGCCCGCGCGTAGGCTGCCCCCGTACTCTATCTGTACCGGCTCTACACATGGCTGATCCAGCAGCGGAAACACCCTAAGTTTCTCACACGCCAGAAAACAACCATTCTCCTGCATGAATTTATCTCTGTCATATTCTTTATCGCATATCTTATACCCATGATAATGATACCATATATCACCTTCATCATCAGGAGTAAGGGCCTTGTCTACAATAACATACCTGGGAGGATTATAGTCGTCAGTCCAGTAAATGCATTTCCCACATTTCTCTGTCTTTATTTCTATGGTTTTTATAGGATGATAGATAGAGAAATTGAGGCACGAATCTTGCTCGTTGTCTTCCAACAAGGTTTTCATGCCAGAGCACAACGACTCCGATCCTTCTACCATAGATTCTATATCGGAGTCGGATAAGATACTTGTATCGGATTCAGGCTTGAAATAAGTTATCTTAGATACGCCCGTTTCAGGATTTGTTATAAAAAAATAGATATTGCCTGAAGTAAGATCATTCTTATAACCAATAACCTTAAACCCATCGAAATCAATACATTTAAGGTTACTGTGCTCGTTAGATCTCATCCCAACATTACCATCCTCGGATTCTATGTTGGCATTCAAGGCAAACGTATAATGCTGATCCGTAAGACTCGACGGATGCAGATCGCGGTTCATACCTGTTTGAGGAACCGCTATGTTTCTGTTATCTTCTGCTGCCATTTTATAACTGTTTGTCACAAAGATAGCAAAAGAGATTTAATCATGGATTTCTAAAGTAGGTGAAGAAAAGAAATACATTTTCAGTCTCCTACTTTATCGACCACACCTACATAAAAATCGGGATAGGATTATCATTGAAATTTCTTATTTGAATATCAATATAATTATAGAAATAATTATCAACTGGATCCATTATCGTCACATTACTTTCTAAAACCCCGTCTTTGTATGAATACAGTTCCTCATGTTCGGAATCAATGTAAAAAATATATCTTGGTAAATCCTGGGTATTAACTGTTAGATGATTATTAAACAAACTGCATTTAGAATGATCAGCAGACAGAAGTAACAATAGAAATGTATATGAAGACTTATCTCTTATTATAATATCACGATTAGATGATACATTAGACAAAACTTTGGATAAATCAAATTCTCCAAAACTTATCTTGAATTTCTTTCTTCTTATTGGAGTTATATATACTGGACTATTAACTACAATATTATTCCATTGAAATTGACTCCCTTCCATTACAGGAGAGAAACAATTACCCATAGCCATATTAACATTTTCAAATCTTCGTCTCATAACATCTACTTACGATTTATATCTTCTACCCCTAATTAACACAGTACCATCACCGCCGGCTCCGGCATAAACCATAGAGTATCTGACGCCGCCTCCTCCGCCGCCATAACCTCCTCCTCCTTTACCAGATCCGTTTGTTGATCCTCCTGTTCCAGATCCTTCACTATAATCGGATATTCCGCCTTGGAATACTACTCCGGTATTGGTTTCTCCGCTTCCACCACCGGCATTTCTTTTACCGCCGGATTCTCCAAAATCTCTGGTAGTATGACCTTGACCTTTGATTACTCCATACTCTTCTCCATTAGTGTCTCCACCATCCGAAGCACCATCTTGCGTATATGACGAACTGCCGGCACTACCACCATCTCCTCCCTTCCACTTATTAGCTCCCTTTCCTCCATTTGCTCTATAAGACGAGCTCATAAATTGAGAATAACCACCATCTTTACCAGGAGAATTTTGTTCGGCTTGATAAACTTGTGCTCCTCCTTTTCCTACTGTTATAGAAATAGATTGACCAGGTTTTACAGCAATAGCTTCTCCGTCTTTCCAGCCTTTGTTATCAGATTTGAAGGTCTTGGTATAACCACCTCCACCGCCGGCAGAGCTACCGCCGCCTCCGCCTCCAACTAAAAAAACGTCTACGAGAAAACAGCCATCAGGAACTATCCATGTGTAATTGCCAGCCGGATAAAACCTTATAAGAAAGTCTTCAAGCTCCCTGTCTTTATATTCGAATCTCCTCCTCATAATTTACGCAAATATATAAAAAGAATCATTGTGATATATACTACTCTCTGTTGCAGAAGTAAGACAATCAACATCTTCATCTGCATTATTAATAAGATCTCTCATTCCATCGTATCTATTAGAAAACATAAAAACGTACCTCTGGTCATTTATCTGAAACTTGTATATAATACCCTGTTGTTCACTTGCAGGATACGGGTCAAATCTAATCCATATTGCCATTGGTTCGTAACCGGTAGAGGTGCTTGAAAACGAAAAAGAAACTGAACTATGAGTATGAATATTAAAGGCCGTTCCTTCTCTAAGTTGATTCAATACGCTATTTATCTTATCCTGGCTAATTGTATCGGATTTGATTTTATTCATTAAATTAAATAACCTGATCCTATCTCCAGGCTCGATTTCTGTTTCTACACAATGATAAATAGCTCCATTACCAGATCTCTGTTCTTCAAAATATCTTCTCCTACTCATAATGATACTCCTTCCTATAATAACCGAGGAAACTAAACCCTTCCGACTCCTTCCTCAAAACATCATGCTTATTCCAATACTTTTCTAAGTCGAAAGCCTCTCTTTCGAATACGATATTATGATATGCCTTATCATGATCGCGATATATGCACAACCTAATCAGGTACTCAATTAAATACCATGTATAGTATAAAAATATTGGAATAAGGGACAGCCATAACATCCACCATCCTGCATTACCGAATAAGAGACACAATCCTATTGTAAGCAATGATATAAACATACCAAAACAAAACATTGTATGATACTGATTACAATGCGACTCTTCATGATATTCGGCCTTCAATGATATAGCATCACGTTCGGTAAATACGGCTCCAAATAACATAATTGTTTTGTAGCCGTCAATGAACGTAAATAACTTGGCTATTTTTGATTTATAATATATTTTCATTGTCAGAAATCATTTTATACCAATTGCACAAAATCAAAAACTCAATAGGAGAATTAACTCCATCCCATTCCCATTCCTTAAGGTAGGACTCTAAGCTGCTTCTATCAACGTCTTCACACCCATGAAGAAAAACCAGGTGAGGCATAAATAGCTCTCCCCCTTCCAAAGACTTGTTAAACTTATTAACCAGCCTCTTTCTAAACTTAGGACCGTACCATGATTTTTCATTTGTAGATCCAAGACAATAATAAGAATTGTTTTTAACCTTAATACCAAACCATTTACATACGTATGGATGATATACTCTATCTGCTAAGAATATAAATGGCTTATACCATAGGCAATGCCAGAATGTACTGCACTCGCCTCCAAACTTCTTAAAAGCCCATCTGAACCCTCCAGAGAAGTACCAATTGTTAGCCCCTCTCTTAACCTTAACTTTGTATTTAAGATTCTTGTTACGATTACTAACCCTATCCCACGGCTTAACCTTATCAGTGTCCATATCAGGAAGAAATGTCCAATGATGAAGCAAGGCACTGTAATAAGGATTGTATATCTTGTGTCTGTTTCTAATAACGTACTCAAAAATATCGTATCCTACTTGCCCGGCTTCTTCAAATCCTTTTTCTGACAAGAAAGCTAATATAGGAGCCAGATTCCAGATCTGATCTTGTGAAGTGAATGGGGAGAAGCATGGATCTTCGTCTTTTAACTCTATACCATTAGTGTACCCGGAACTTATCTTGGAAAGACCGAATTTGCTTGCATCTTCACTATGGATATCGTCTCTTAAGAAAAATCCTTTTTCGAATTTGAAATAAATACCTTTATTGCTATTAAAAAATAGATCATAAGTAGTATCGGCAAGACGAGTAAGCACCAGTATGGCATTACGAACATCATCTTTTGTCTTGTAACCAAGAATCATTTCCGTATATACAAGCTGAAGATACTGGGCCAGGTTAATGGTTCCGTCGCCGACCCAGCCTACCCCGTTCTTCACCGACGACAGTGGGATGCACGAGGCCTGCTCTGTGTAGCTGGAATCATAAACGAAATCCCGGTAAAACACCTCCTTGATCTTATTGTATTTATTCCAAAGGCTTTCCATATCTTAACCTATAACAATAACACAATCACGCTTTTCCTTATTATAAACCATCGTACCCATCTTAGTGTACAGACCTTTTATATTTTGGTAATTGGTTTCACCATGAGCCGAAACGTTGGTAGTAATGCTGTCGGAGTAAACTTCTTCGCCGCCTTCGTTAATGAAGTTAAATCCTTGTTTAACCATCTCTCCTCCAAGGTAGGCTGTAAAAGACACAACGACATTTCCTCGCCCTCTATTCCCATACCAATTACCATAGATATCGGCATTGATATTAGGTTCCGACTCGTCCATGCCCGGCGCTGATAGCAAGGTCTTCATCTTAATAAGTGCCCCTTCGAGTCCTGACTGCATGTTATCACCACCATAAATAAGGTAATCACCTACCTGTTGTTGGGTAGTAGCCCACTGCTTACTCCATCCAACGTATTTATTATCTACATCCGAGATGCCTGTATTGGTGAACCCGGTTGCAGTATCAAAATCAGAACCGTCTTCTGATTCCCATCCGTATCTAAGAACAAGATAATCGAACTCAGGAATTACAACGACCTGCTCGCCGGCAGCTTGTGTGATTGTAACGCTCTTACTCTCTCCACCAGCCGCTACCTTAGCTACGCCTCTACGATCTTCAGCTACCGGATTAGGGCCAGCTGTGAAAATGATGTTTGCCGGTCCTACGCCTCTCATTTTGTCGGCAGTTACTATTTCGCTTGCACTAACTTCTAACATTTTGTTTATTTTTTTAATATTTCGAATACGTATATCCAACTCGACAAAAATACTATCGGGCAATACATTGTCTCTACCAAACTTGCATCTCCTTTAAATTGCCTGATTGACCAAACAATCATAGATACAATAACACCAAGCAAGTATATAAATAGAACTACTTCCGTCATACCAATTTAAGTATATTGTCAATTACAGGATACGCCTTAGTATATATCTCAAACTCAGCACGGCGCCGTCTAAGAGGTTCGTACATGCCTTTCAATGTCATACCCATCATCTTAAGTTCGGTCTTAGCATTTTTCAGCTTAACCAAATCTTGCTGTGCATATAACTTAAATAAGTCGGCGACCCCTTGTGCCTCTCCATTATACATCAGTTCCTCAAAGAATCTCATCTTTACAAAATTATCTACATAATCCAAAACCAAACCTTGAGGCGTATCTGGTATAATTATATTAGATTCTCCGTCAAAAGGAAGAGACCGGTACTGCATGTAAATAGGACCATCAAAATTAGCATACAGGAATCCGTTTACGATATTTATCTCATACGGACTATTCTTGACCACCTTATTCCGGCATTTACTCAAACAAGAATCACGAAGCATAGGCTTGGCAAGACCTAACATTACCGGCCGGTCATAATAGCAACGAACTTCATGATCGCGATCGTGGGTGTTAATATAAAATTTTTCAACTATCACTTTCTCGCATTCGTCTTTACAACATTCATCGCAAGAACACCACCTATAACTTCTTTCGGTGCGTTCTTTCCAGGCTATTGTATTTTGAAGTTCTGGTATCACCTTGTCACCTTCCGGCACCTCATACCCTTTAAAATCACATTTAAAAGCCAAAATAAGATCAAAGTAATCACCAGGCATACGAGCCTGCCCTCGCTTGACATCCACTACCGCTTCCTTACGCATAGTAATATCGCCTCCAAACTTCTTCAGGGCAATTTCTACCCATTTGTAGATGGACACCTCATCTATCAGATCACGCTTGTCAAATGATCTTAAAGACGATTTTAACTCTATGATATAATCTTCGACTGTCATAACAAAAAATATGGAGGACAGGAAACGAACCTGACCTCCACAAAGATATAAATAATCTGTCTAATACCCTATTTTGTATTTTCAAAAGTTAGGATCTTCAAACTTACCATACTTCAAGAAAAGGCTCCTACACTTTTCCTTTATCCCTTTAAGTGTAGCCTCATATCCGGCACCAGTCATGTAGATGGTTTGCTGATTAACTCTTTCCCCGGAATATTTGTCAACAAAATATGATCTGTAAACACCAAACTTATTTTTGACAATATCACTGTATAGCTCCCATCTACCCTGCCCATTTCTGAACATAAACTTGACTTCCTCAAGAAACAAACGAAGATTCTTTTCTGCGATGATGATTCCATTCTGCTCAAGCTTCTTCGCCACATCTCTGATTAGCCACATGTTTTCATGATCCACCTTCTTAAATGACTCAGAAAACTCTATATCCCCCTTCTTTTCTTCTAACGTATTTACAGCTATTTCTTTTTCCATTCTTTCTTGCTCCGCCCTTTTATGTTCAGCCAAAGCAATAGCTTCCGCTTGCTGAGCTCTACGATACTGCTTAGCCCATTCTTCGGCTGCTTCTGCCGGATCAGTAAAATTTGGAATAGAAACCAAGTTTGATGTTAAAAATTCTTTTATCTTCGAGTTACACCATAATCTAAAATCAGTATCCAACCATCTCGCAAAATCTATGGCGAGATCTTCAAACATCCATGTACCTCCTCCATTTTCAGGACTTCCAAGCATAGTTGTAACTATCTGATTCTCAGAAAGGTGGGAAAATCCCACCATTGACTTAATTAATTGATTTACAGACGGCAACCTTAGATACTCGGCAGGTTTCTTATTGAATGCTTTTGCCATCTGTGTGGCATTTAATAATATACCATAAGAAGTTTTTATAAAAGAAACATTATGGCCATTATAGCTAAAAATTTTAGATAATTTTACAGATAAATCCATTTCGTTGGATTCTGACGTCAAAATAATGTTACTATCCTTCGCATTGTTTTGAAAATTGTTTACCTTTGCCTCCATAGAGCTTTATTTGTATAAAGATATTTTGTTAGCATTATATCCGTCCGCTTGCGAAAGTAGACGGATATGCAAAAATAGTGATTATCCTATATCTACAAAGGGTGATCGCTATTTTTTTTCTACGACCTTCTATGTCCCAATTCTTTATCTTCGAAAACTCTCTTAATCTGGAAGTCTTTAAACACCCTTCTTTTAGCAAGTATTTCATTGTACATAAATCGATATCTTCGTCCTTTATTCATTTTAACCCTTAACTTCTTTTTCAAGCTATCTTGTATTACAAAATGGTAATATCTTTTAGAGTCTGCGAAATCCATAGCCAGGTGGTTGTAGAGGTAGCCGTTGGTGCCGAGCCTGCTCACGATGTCCAGGTCCCGCCTGACTGCAAAGCGCTGCCCCGGTATAAGAACATGGCATAAGTATCCTACGTTATCTACGTAAACACCGGCATCAGCTTCTATGTAATGTTCTGATACGGTTTTCCATATAATAGACAACAGCCTTAAAACCTCTCCTCTGTCTCTTATCATGCCTTTCTTAAAACCATTCTTTCTTTTCATAAGACGATGGTAGTAGGCTGCAAAATACGGTGATTGTATTGATGTACGTTTCATTTGTTCAAACAATAATATATATAAAATTAGAGGTGGAAATATCTCCACCTCTAAGCTACTGAACAATTTGACTTTTCTGATTGGAATCAAGATTCGGATTTTCATCGACAGGAATCTGTAACCTGAATGCTACTTCCTTTATCGTCTCTGCCACTACATATTCGATCAATTTAATAGGGCAGATAAATTCGTATTCCCATTCAGACTCACACCCTTTAGGTGTAGGATCGCAGGCCATTAACTCCAGCGCCTTCTTTCTTCTTGTTGTAAAGAACTCTACGTTAATAAGCTCTATATGAAAATCCGGTATATAAATATAGTCGTTTTCTACATAATAAAAAGGACGCCGTTCTTTAACGTATTTAGCATACGGTCTTTTTTGTTCATTACGATACGACTTTATTTCAGCGAACTTAAAAAATATGGTGTTATCTACGTTAGTCACCTTGGTAATAGCCGGTCTAAGGGCAGAATAAAGAAGTCCTGGAAGTTTATGCTTTGACCGCATAAGTGTATTACATAACGCAAATTCGGCATCGCAGCAAACTATTTTATCAACTTCAATCATCTCCAGGCAAGTAACGTAAGTTAGGAGCCGGTGGTCGCCAAGTAACGTCCCGTCATCCCACCTCTGGGCTGTATAAGATTCGGCTTTAGTTCTACCGATATTCAATATCCATCTACGACTAACATGCGAATCTTTGTCAAGGGCATGAATACCGTTTACGACTCTTGATACAAATTCACCATTAGTGATCATGCTCCCCTCCTTTCTTTTGCTCTTGATTCTCTTGATTTAGCATTCAAGATCCTCATATAAATCTCTCTTTCACTCATGCCGGATATGGTTTTTATAGCATCATCCAACATAACTTTCGTATATAAAGGTTTAGGGAATCCCTTTATCTTAACCGGATCAGGAACTAACTTAGCCTTCCGATATTCATAAAATCTTTTAGAAGTTACATTAAGATAAGAAACAGCCTCTTCCCCGGTATAATACTTAGCCGGATTAGCAAGTTGCGTCCATGTCTCAAGATCGTTGGCTGTAAGATGATCGCATTCCCCGCTTAAAAACATCTCCTTTATCTTATCGCATACCGCCGCACCGCTTTTACGCAGCGTCTCTGTCAGAATTTCTTTCATTTTCAAAACATCCTGTTTTAAATCTTAAAACAATAGAGGCAATGATTATCAAAAGAGTAACAGCCATAACAGACCACACTACGATATTGTGTTCAATAGGCATCTCAATATTAACCGTAACCCTTTCTACACAGATATTAAAAATCATGCTATAGATCAATAACCTATGCCATATACAAAACCTGAACATTCTTGAAAAAGCCAAGAGAAATAGGTCCCATGATAGAGAATGACCTAATATCGGATACAGCCAATTAGTGATACTAAAAGGATAAAACTCATCAAAAATGCTGGCTAACATAATAACCTGCATCAACACAGGATAATACTTCACAAACGTCACACAGACATTCCTTTGCCCTTTACTAATAAAATTGTTGCTCATAATATGTTGTTGTTATGTTACTAAAATGGGGAAGGCGATCAGCACCTTCCCCTGGTTTTCAATCACTTTTTAGTGCTCGTCTTCTTTCTTTTCATCTTGCCTCCAACACTACCGCCTTGGCGCATTTTAGGTTTGTCTTTCTTATCGACTTCACCACCCTGACGAGCTTTCTTTTTACAAGCCATGATACTAAAAATTTAAAATTGAATGATGTGCAATATTAATCATTTTTGTTCTAATAACCAAAATGAAATACAGCAAAAGGGGCAATTAAATTAATTACCCCCTAATATGCTTATCACAACCTAACAGATGCGGTTGGTTTACCCCAGAAACTATAAACACATCCGTTTTCATCACCTTCCATAGCCATGCCCGTAAATGGATTAAAGCTACATCTTACCCAGCATCCACAGCTTTTAGCGTTGCAAGTATCAGATGATCCACCACAAGCAGAAGGAGTAGAAACAGGCTCTCCGTTTATATAAACAGGTCTGTATTTCAATGCGAAATATCCATTCTCGACACTCGTACAGTAAATACCGGTAACAACAGATCCGGCAGGAACATTAAGACGTGATCCGTCCTTCGTACTTGCGGTTACTGTTTGAGTCTCTCCTCCGTAAGTTACATTCACACCGCTTTGACCTCCTTCAGGTATCAATGGCGCATACCAGAATTGGAACTTTCCGTTTTCATCCCCTTCCATGTACATGGCCATTATAGCATTTCCGCTCGGACAACTGTAATTACATCCCTTCTTGTTCATAGTGGCAGATTGCTTTTGACGAGAACTGTCACCTATTAAAGAAATAGTAACAAGAGGCTTTTCTGCCGCAGCTTGTTGTATGTTAACAGTAAGTGTCTTTCCTGTAGCATTCTGCGAGAAAACAACTTTTCCCTGACGAGAAGAAGATGTGCTTGTGTTAGCTGTCATAGTTATCTTAGCTACCGCCCCCTTATCTGTTGGAGAATCGTAATCAACAGAGCACCATTCAGGCTTAGATTTTACACTATATGGTGCATAAGACGAACCTATGGTACTAAGTATAGTATATTGAATGGTTTGAGAGACGGCTGTTCCAGACCATGACTTATCTGATGCTGTTCCATCATTAAAGGTGAAAACAGATACAATCTCTTGAGTTATATTCAAAGTGATTTCTTTTCCTGATTCATTTTGAACAAAAACAATTGATCCAGATCTTTCAGTTGTCTCAACATTAAAGGTTATAGAAACTACAGCTTTCATGCTTTCAGATGTCTGGTCTCTATAATCAACAGAACACCAAGAAGGTTTTGACTTAACAGAAAAACCTATATATGAATCGCCTTTTGTACTTATAATAACCTCTTCAATACTATTGGAGTTACCAGTTACAGACCTCGACTTGCTCGTTCTTCCATCATGGAACTGAAATTCGTATGGAGCATATCCACATTTTCCAACTTCAAGCTCGTATTTTACATCTTGATTTCCACAATCATCGTGACGAACGTATTTTACCTTATTGCTGTTGCTATTGCTTCCACATCCAGCTTCTTGCCAAGAACCGTAAGATCCACAATTACAACAATTCCTACAATTTACAGAATATTGACGATCTACGCTACCAGAGCAACTGTCACGATAAGCATTATACTGAGTATGACCTACGCAGTCTCCTGTTCCGTAATAAGACCAGTCTGTACAAGATTCTCCACCTCCATTAACCCACCTTGTGTTGTTGTAAGAAGAAGAACATGGATTGGTGTCACGTTGTTGTTTCTGAGACGTGCAACCGTCGCAACGGGTGCTTCCGGTATCCGACCAAGAAGGAGTTGTGCTATCATCTACGCAATCACCGTTTTTGTTAGCTACTGCCTGACCTTGTGAATTTACAGCATCTTGAGCCTTTTTGTTGGCATCAGCTTGACTGATATTGGACGTAAATGGACCACCTACTTGATCTTGTGTTACGGTAACAGAAGAGCCATGCTGACAGGTTCCGCAATTATTTCTGGTGAAAACCTTACTTGCCTTACCAGTCCAGGTACAAGTTCCCTGCGCGTCAGCAAGAGCCTGGCCCTGCTGCTCGACGGCAGCTTGAGCCTTGCTATTTGCGTCTTCCTGACTTACGGTAGAGGTAAAAGGACCGCCAGTTACATCATCTTGGTCTATGGTAACTTTAGATCCGACACCGCCGTCAGCACATTGCTTTGTAAATTGCTTGCTATATGTTCCGGTCCAGGTACAAACCTTTCCACCACCTTCTACCCATCGTTCATTTTCTCCACCATAACATTCGTTGGTATTAACCTGTTTTTTATAAGATTTACCACCTTCACATTTGGTTTCGAGCGGTTCCGAATCTTCCCATACAGGATCGGTGTTATCTGTTTCACATGTTCCGTTCTTGTTAGCGTAAGCCTGACCTTGTGCTTCTACGGCTTCCTGAGCTAATCTATTTGCCTCTTCCTGACTTTCATTAGAATAGAACGGTCCACCCACCATGTCTTGTGTTACGCTCATCGGAACGCCATGCTGACATGATCCGCAATTGTCTTTCGTAAATTCCTTGCTATATACGCCTACGAACCTACATTTACCTTTCTGATTGGCAATATTCTGTCCTTGGGCTTTAACAGCTTCCTTGGCCTTATTATCAGCATCTTCTTGACTTACGAAAGAAGTAAAAGGATTGCCTTCAACATCAGCTTCACTTACCTCTACTTCCGTTCCTGAATCCGGTATCTCACAGTCGTCTTTCTGGAACGTTTCTGTGTAATGACCGGTCCAGCTACAAACCTTATTTCCGCCGTCTACCCAACGTTCCTGATTATGAGTTTCAGAACATTCATTGGTGTCACGTTGCTTTTTCTGAGACTTACCTTCGCTACATCTAAGTTCTTCCGGTTCTACGTCTTCCCATACAGGATCGGTGCTTAATGGCGTACAGTTACCGTTTTTATTAGCATAAGCCTGACCGCCTTCTTCTACGATCCTACGAGCTTCTGTATCTGCCGCCTCTTGACTTTCTGTTGATGTAACAGGGCTTCCATTTACCATCTCAGCCGTAACCTCCATCTCTACACCTTTATGACAAGCCTCGCATTCGGGAACGAATCTCTTGCTGTAATGACCGGTATAGACCGTCATATCTTCGCAATTCCCTTTATTATTGGCAATAGCCTGACCTTGCTCTTTGACAGCAGCCTTGGCCTTGTTATTAGCATCATCTTGGCTTACGGTAGATGTGAAAGGAGCACCAACAACATCTTGTTCGGTTACCGTAATCTTAGATCCTACCTGACCTTCAGTACAATCATTTTTGGTAAATTCCTCACTGTATTTACCAGTCCACGTGCAATGGCCGTCCCGGTTAGCTATGGCCTGGCCCTGTTGCTCGACAGCAGCCTGAGCGAGCGCGTTAGCCGCCTCCTGGCTTTCGTATGAAGTAAAAGGACCACCGGTTACATCGTCTTGGTCTACTGTTACCTGAGAGCCTACGCCTTCTCCTTCACAATTGTCTTTTGTGAATACCTTGCTATATACACCAACAAATTGGTTTTTATCTATGCAAGTACCTTTCTTATTTGCAAGATCTTGTTTCTGTTCTTCCATAGCGGCCTCAGCCAGCGCATTAGCTGCCTCCTGGCTTTCCCTTGACACAAAAGCATCTGGGTATCCGGCAAGATCCCTTTCAGTCAAATCAACGAAGCTTCCGGTCTGAGATTCGGCATCGCAATCATTTTTCTGAACACGAGCCGAAGCCTTTCCTATAAAATAATTAGGATCCTCAATGCATTCACCATTAAGGTTGGCTTGTTCTTGACCGTTTTTCTCTATATCATCAAGAGCCTTCTTATCAGCATCTTCTTGACTTACGTCTGATGTGTATTTACCGGCTTCTACTGTGTAAGTGTAAGGTGCTCCGACAAACCCATCTTCGCAGTCATTCTTATAAAATACTTTTGACTTCTCTACGTTATACCATAAATTTGTTTCACAGGTGCCATGCTCATTAGCATAACCTGGACCTTCAGCTTCCAAGGCATCCAAAGCCTTCTGATTAGCATCCTCCTTAGAAACAGAAGAAGAGAAGCGGCCGGCTTCTACAACGTACTCTACCATAGATCCAACTTCGGTTACCTCACAATCTGTCTTTTGGAACATCTTGGATTTCCTGTCGTTGTACCATTTTATGGTATTACAAGTTCCGTGAGAATTAGCATAGTCTTGACCCTTGGCATCCAACTCAGCTTCAGCCTTACGGTCAGCATCTTCCTGGCTTATGGTAGAAGAGAACTGCCCGGCTTCGATAGTCATAGTAACCAAACTTCCTTCTTCAGTATCAGGATCGCAATCGTTCTTTCTAAACGACTTTGATTTCTTGACATTGTACCATAATATGGTTATACAACGACCATGCTCATTAACCCAGTTCTGACCATTTTGTTCAATATCTTTCATAGCCTTGTCATCAGCATCAGACTGAGATATGATAGACGTGTATTTTCCGGCCTCAACAACGTACTCAAGCTCTTCCCCTTTCTCTGTCTCAGAATTACATCCTTCTTTTGTGAAAAGAGCTGACTGTCTTTTATTTCTATAAACTACCTGTTCTTTTTTTTTTTGAACTAACCTACATTCTTCAGATACGCTACCGTCCCTGGAAGACACCCTTATCTTGACACTTCTGTTGGCACCAGTATCATTTTCATCAAAGTAAATATTAACCTTACTGTTAAGACTGCCTTCTTTCTTATCTATGTTCGCCCAACAATTACCTACTTTCATTCGCTGATCCTCCATCTTAAATTTTCGGGATTTGTATTTACGTTGATTACCTCCGGTGATCCATCGGAATCAAGATTAACAACATCCTTGTCCAGGTGAATTTCCTCCTTATCCACAGACTCGCATTCAACTATTTCAATAACATAATCTTTTATATTACTTTCTATACTTAACTGCGTGCTTGTTTCATCACCCTCAACCTGTTCAAATTCCTTATCCAATTTAATGTAAGGAACAATCTTCCCGGGCTGATAAATAGGAATCAGTACACCATTTATAGTTATGTTCTCATTAACTTCATTCCCATCCTCATTACCAGGCATGGAAACAATCATCGAAACCTGGAACGTGTCTTCAAGACCCGGATCACCAGGGAAACCATAATCAAGCCTAATATCATTGACGTCAATATTAAGACCGGAAGCGGTGGTAAATGCTTTTATGACACCCTTTATATCTTTCTCACCCGTAATAAGGGCATTGATCGAAGCGGCGTTGGTAGTAATAAGGATCTGCTTATCTCCACCAGATATAGGGAACTCCAGCCTGCTAACCGAGACTTCTGTGATTTTAATGCCTTTTTGCCTGAAAGTAATAGCTTTCATACTTTCAGTATCGGATTTTTTCACAATTCGGATAGTGATCCTATCTTCTCTTCCTTTCCAAGATGGAGCATCGAAATTCATTTTATCACGACCGACACCTTCCTTCTTGTCCGAGGTAAGCCAAGAACCATCATCCATCTTATATATTTTCTCTCTCGACATAATTATCCTCCCTAATTTAAAGTGTCAACTCCCATTCAACTCCATCATCGACAACCACCTGAACCGTAGCCGTACCTCCTGTAGCTTCAAATGTTATGTCAGTAGGAATAACGTCGAATATCTCTTGTACACCTACACATCCTAAGCCGCAGATAATGTCCTTAAACCATTCCTCTTTAGCATATTTTTTAAGAACCTCTTTAAAGAACTCACGAAGCCAATCCGAATCAATGGATTCCTTAAGTATGGTTTCTATTATTTCCTTAAGCCAAGATTCGTGCATTTCCTCTTTCAGAATCTCTTTAATAAGCTCGATAATGGTTTCTTTATCTAACTTATCAGAAGGCACAGAGCCATCAACGAGATTACCCCCGCATATAAATCCTTTGCATTTTTCTGCCATTTCTTATCCTCCTAAATTAACAATGGAACCCATAAGAACTATTTGCCTCTTCTCGGTACACGACCCTCACTTCAGCAAATTCGTCTTGTTGACACATATCCCGGCAGAACTTAACAGTACGACCCTGGACTTTATACATATCAGAAGGTACAACACCTCCGCAATAAGACACAAGCAAAATCTCTGCCGGATCTTTCTTTAGAACCACATGAGAAATACCGTCAAACACTTCCGTATTGACAGATCCACTTACGTTAATAGCCCTTGAAACGTATTTAGCTAAATTAGCTAAAGCTCCGTCTAAAGGCATACCATGATACAAACCAGCTTCTTCTATAGTTTCTCCATCATAGAATATGTTAGAAGAAGGAATATTGCAATGATGCGGGCGTTCGCACCCACCATGACTGCCAAAACAACCGTTACCTGTTATTGCCATTGTTACTCAAAATATTTATTTTTTGTTTTAAAAATTCTATTTCCCTATCCTGATATTCCATACGGCATATCATTGCATTGATTAAAGCCGTAAGATCAGATTTCTGAGCCAGACTGAAGTAGCCAGCGTTGATGCCGTCCGCGCAGTACACGCAGTTCGTGCAGGTGTATCCGTCCGGGCATGGCACCGGCGTTTCGTCCACATGTGGAACATATACGTGTTTGCCACTTAAGCCCTCACCAATTTGTGCACTCTTTTCCATTTTGTAACTGTTTTTCAAGTTGTTCAACCCTTTGTTTTAAAAGCGTATTCTCTTCTACCATCCTATCCAAAAACTTATCTATGTTTTCAAAAACCAGTTCTATATTATGCATAACCTCATTATAAGGCATACCTGGAGTTAATTTGGATATGAATGTCTTGCATCCTGTATAATGAATGCAATGATCGCTTAAATGACCATACGGGCAATCGCATTCTTTTGGAAGAATTTCGCAATTGTCCGTACAGTCATTACACGGATCAGACCCGATACAGATATTAGATCTCAGAATATCAGGTCTGTCATCTTTACAAGTGTTACATGAGTTCATGACTTATATCTTTTAATATGAATGCTATTATCATCTATGCGCCAGATTATAATCAAACGCTATATTGATTTTCAATATATTTTCTTACCATATCTTGGAGAATGCCCACCCTACAATTTCATAGGATAGATAATCCGTTCTCAAAAATAGATATTTTTTTCTGATTGATTAACTATTTCTATTGCAAGATAAAACATATATCTGCTAAGTAAATAAAATAGCCCAATAATTTGTTTATCTCGTTGATTGTTTGCAAATTTGAAAACATAAAATATAAAAACGATGTATCAAGTAGAAAGACATGTCATAAAAGACAATAGGTATGAAGAGATCTGCCATAAATCAGGTCTTCTTTATAACTATTGTCTTTATGCCTTTCGACAAGGAGTCTTTACTGGAAACTATATAAAAGAATATGAACTTTCTACGAAATTAGGAAAAGAAAATCAATATGATTTTCGTAATCTTCCATGTCATGTCTCTCGTAACGTCATAAAACAAGTAAGTGAAAACATAAAATCATGGATTAGAGCAAAGAAAGAATATGAAAAACATCCTGATAAATTTCAAAGAAGACCAAAGCTTCCTGATTACAAGAATGGTAAGAAATTGAATATAGTAGTCTTTGACGAATTGAGTTGCAGAATAAAGGAAGATGGTTGCGTTCATTTCGTAAAAAATATAATAAAACCAATTAGAACAAAAGTAAAACCAGATGAGCTAATACAAATTAGAATAATTCCTGAAGCTACATGTTTTATAGTTGAAATCGTTTATGAAAGAAAGGAAACTGATCTTGGTTTAGATAAAGACAATTTCCTTTCGATTGATTTAGGATTAAATAATCTTTGTGCATGTGTTAGTTTAGTAATGTAGTTGAATCTTTCATTATAAATGGGAAGATTGCAAAATCTGTAAATCAATGGTACAATAAGAAAAAAGCTAAGTTGATGTCTTTTGTCGGTAATAAGGGAACTTCAAATAAGATTAAAAGGATTACTTTATTACGAAACTGTTGGATAGAAGATAAGTTGCATAAGATCAGTAGATACATTGTCAACTTCTGTAGATCAAACAATATTGGAACAATCATAATCGGATTAAACAAAGGATGGAAAAACAAAATAAATATTGGCAAACGAAACAACCAACATTTTGTTTCTATTCCTCATTCTAAGTTAATCAATAAGATTGTTTACAAAGCAAAGTTATTAGGAATCAATGTTATTATCCACGAAGAGTCTTATACATCAAAGATTGACCATCTTGCTTTTGAACCTCTAAAGAAACAGGAATCCTATTTAGGTAAAAGAAAAAAACGAGGACTATTCCAAAGCTCCATTGGCAAGCTAATTAATTCTGATATCAATGGAGCAATTGGGATAGCAAGAAAAGTAATCGGTGATTCTTTCATTGGAAAGATAATCGATAGTGGGTTTGTGTTTAATCCTATTAGATTGAATGTTTTGTAATATAAATGTTTAATCTAATGAATAAAATGAATAATTTTAATAACATGCAAGATAGCATTTTTTTATCCACACCATCACAATGAGAAGTCAATCAATGTATTCCAAGCGGTTAGTGCTGCCTTTAAAAACGTATCCGCATCTGTTTTCTATCTCTACATCGGTAATAGGGAGAATAGCGTCTTTGCCATAAGTAAGTTCGCATTTTGAAATAAAATTTACTATACCTTGATAATTACCATGAAATTCCCTTGCGAGTTTCCTGCCAGTAGGAATCCCTTCTTTATTGGTTTCAGGAATACCTATCAAGCACTTTATCCAGTTTGGTTCATTCTTGTTATTGCTTCGTATTTCGTAGTTCACGATATCAAATACAATACCTTCAAGGTTCTTGACATCGATGTTGTCCGCATCCATTTTCTTATCAATACGAATCGTGCTTGTTAAATCTCGTAATTTCATGATATTTTCTATTTTTGACATTAATGAATAACTGTCACAGTGTTTTAAAAGACCGAAGTAAGAAGACCAGCTTTCATTTGTAATACACTTCTTCGCGTCTTTGGCTACCCTCTTCCTTATTGTCACATAACCTTTATTGTGTTCAGATACGCCTTTGTTATTACGGTGGAAAACATACCCGCAAAAATCAAGAGGTCTATCCATGTCTGTTATAATACAAGTATGCCTTTTAGATCTTATCTTAAGCTCATACTACCAATAATTCTTAATCCTCCATTTGGCAGTATTAGCATCCTCCTTAGTATAGAAAGCAAGGAAATTATCGTCGGCATATCTCAATGAAAAAGGAGCTATTCTCTTTGCAAGATCATCAAAATCTTTCATAAGGAGATGATGAATGAAAGGGCTTGTAGGGGTTCCTATAGGTAACTCTCCAGATACGAAACTTACGTCTATTACAAAATCTATAAACTTTTTATTTGAAATAAAGTTCTTAAGTACTTTTCTAAATACTTTGTCTTTTACATGGTTATAACATTTACGTTGATCTATAACCAGGCAATACTTCAAATCAAGTCTATCATAATAAACATGCTTTATCTTTTTAATAAGAGACCTTGATTTAGACGATGCTGTTATGCCAAATCCCGGCTTACAATTAAGACCATTCATATTATCCTTCTCATAATACAAAGGACCTAACTTTACTAAAACAAGATGCTGATAGATTCTGGTGGTAAGATCCGGGCTGTTTATTTCACGAACCTTACCATTCTTGTTTTCTTTTACAAGTTTGCGATATTTGATTTTGCTAACATAAGTACCATCTAAATACCATTCATACAATTTTAACGAATTACCATCAAAATCAGAATTAAAATTAACAACATCATTCTTTTTAGAATGGTTTTTAAATGCCGCTTCGCATGCTTCTCTAATATCATCCAAACTTACATCTATATAGTTTGAAACTGATTTCAGTTGTGGGCTAATGACGGGCTTACGACCGTCGCGCATCTCTATCATATTTTTATCATATAACCTCATACGCTTGTCTTTTATTGATTCTCCACTCCTGGGAAAGATTAAAAAGAATATACCCAATTTTTTAGCCCACACAGGGCAAGGCCGCAATTGTTGCGATTCGTATTAGAAGCGGCGTTATTCGCATTCAGATTACGAGGCGAGCAATTGCCATTGTTCGCATTACCGCCGAAACGAGCAGCCAATTCTTTTTAACCTTTTTCTCAACCGTTATTTGCTATTTCAGAGGTCAGATCCCAATGTAAAACTTGTTAGCAGACTAACGGATTTCATTGAATAGATTTTTATTGTTTATAATGTTAACTATCTCTGTTGTCTAATGACATTGCAAATGTATGTATAATATTTTATAGCTACAAAACAATTTGTATTAAATATTTTAAATTTTTGTTTTGTAGCTATAAAATATTATATTAACAAGATACGGCTGCGCCGTGATATAGTATATAAGGCTGCGCCTTATCGCTGCGCTTATGATGGCTGCGCCATCAATGGGTTACACCCATCAAACCTGCGGTTGACTGACGTCTAATAACAACTGGGCAAGGCCGCAATAGGAGCGATTCGTATTAGAAGCGGCGAAATACGCATGCAGAGTACGAGGCGAGCAAATGCCAGAGGTCGCATTACCGCCGAAACGAGCAGCCACTCTGGACTTTATACCAACAGATGAAGCCCAGTAGCAATTGTCCCATGTATAAAAACATTCTCCTGTTCCGATACTTCCCCCTTTTTTATCCTTCCATCCGGTATAAGGAATACGGTGTAAAGCAAAACTATCTCCTAAATTCTGGGTAGTTGCTATCTTTTTATATTTAGATTCAAAATTAAAAACCTCACCATTATTTATAGTAGACCTTTTCTCATATGTCCATTTCTTTTGATCTGGCTCTATATAAATATCAATAGTATTACCTATTCGAGTGACATTAGGATCATTTAAACAAGTCCCTACCTGTTCGTATCCTCCTCCACAATACCTAAAGACATCTCCAGACAAATTCATGCCATCATACAAAGACATCCTTAAAATAACTTCCAAATCAAATTCTGCCGGTTCGTCATTTTCGTTTAAGGCTGATATAGTGCCGGTCATTTCCTTAAATACAATAACATTCATATGACCTTCAGCCATACTCTTGGCTCCCTGGACGTTCTTATACCAGTATTTTCCTCCATAAAAATCAAACTCTGATCCTTCTTCTACGCCTGTCTCGAATGCAAAAGAAGCCGCCATCTGGCTTTCCATGCACTGTTCTTTAGGATACTCTGAATTTATGAGGTAAGAGAAGTGAGTTTTTTTAGTAGGTTCATAATGGATAATAGAAGAACTGTTGTTCCATGTGGCATACATCCATGTATCTTCTCCTTTTTTACGGTATTTCAATCCTCCGTATTTATGGTAATTAACATCATTACCTACCCCGGAGTTACTTGATATCCCTGATCCAAAAGTATCTGGATTAACCAAGTATTTAGTACCGTACAGCATTTCAAGGTATATGATATAAGCATTTAAGGTCAAGAACCCACCTTCAGAAAAAGGATAAGAAGATTCTGGATCTACGTTATTAACCCTTGAATACTTAGCTATATTGATCTGATTTACATCATTGCTTCTCGGATAAGTTCTTCCATTTAGAAACATCGTGCAGGCGTTACCAACTCCGGCTCCAGATTTACAATTTGTTTCTCCTTCATACAAGAAAAAGAAAGATCTTGCCTTGGAGTCTACTGTACATACCGGTCCAGGAGATAAGGCTGTGGGCGGCAGCACAGGGCACGTCTGGCGCAGGTCAAGTCCGTCCAGCATAGGAACCGTGTCTGCGTCGTACACACCAGACCATATTTTCCCGCTTTTGCCAACTACCTTATCAACTACATACAGACTCTTGCTACATCCTAAGAATATGCTATAATTCTTTGAAGTAGTCTCCCAAGGTCTTAAAATCCTTACCTCTGATCCTGATACATTATAAAGTTTTTGACCAATACCATACTCTTCGTAAAAAGCCTTAGCGTCAAATGCTCCAGCATTACAATACTTATTTTTATGACCGCTATCCAAATACAACTCCACATCACATTCGGCTCTCATTTCCTCGGTTATGCCTACCGTAGGAGCAAAATCTCCATTTTCAAATCTAAGGAGATTGTTCTTACGAAGCTTTCCAACCGGACGCACTTTGTCTCCGGTATTTTGAGTCATGTCTATAAGGTAAAAATCCCAAGAAGGGAGAAGGCTTTTGTCGCCAACTGATTCTGTGGCTTCTGGAGGAAGCTGATCCTCAGCCCAAGCGGATGCCGATCCTGAAGCACCCTCTTTAAGAACGTTGAAAGTATTACCATCAGACAAAACAAAAGGCTCAGACTCCTCCCCTTTCTTCGATAAAAACTTTTCCCTTTTACCAACTTGATTAACGACGATGTTCTTCTTAGCCTTATTCCCTTCATCGGAAATAGTGTAATTCAAAGTCGTATCAAGACCTTCATTTATTTCAGAAAACACCGACACCAGTTTATCATTCTCACCTTCTGTCGGATTAAATTTTACGTTGCTCATTTTCAAAAATCAAATTTGCATTCATCAACAACAGGCTCGCATTTGGTATTTTCATTAACCCATTTCATGCCCTCTTCTTCCAGTATCTTCTTAGCCTTTTCATTGGCATCATCAACACTAATGAAAGACGTTACGGTACCGGCGTATATCCTCCTGTATTTCTCAGGAGCCTTCCATCCTTCCTTACAACGCTTACTAAACCAACCATGTTGATCTTCGTTGTAATAAACGGTTTTACATACTCCAGATTCGTTAGCGGCAGCCTGCCCTTCTTGCTCAAGAATCTTCGCAGCTTCGTAGTTGGCTATTTCGGTACTGAACTTAGACCATACACGCCCGGCCTCTACCACGTGATGTGTGGGTTGTTCTTGTTTTTGACCATCAGGACAATCATTTTTAAAGAAATCCCCTTCCTGTCTTGTGTTATAATATACCTCACAACAGCCACCTACCCTATTAGCATACAACGGACCTTCTTTCTCCGCAAACTCTTCCGCTTTCCTATCTGCATCATCCTGGCTTATATCCGAACAAAATTCAGCCTCATGAACGATAAACGTTTCTTCAGAACCAAGATCTTCCGGACAGTCCGATTTCTTGAAAGCTTTTCTGTATTCTTTGTTGTAATACATTTTTTTCATGACAAGATCTTATTAAGTTCTTCTTTAAATTTCTGAATCTCGTCCGGGCACAACCCGCATTCCCCCTCACATACGATTCTTCTCATACGATCTATTTTAAGAACCATATCCATATCAGGCTTAATACCTACCTTATACTTATGATATTGTAGATACTGATCAGCCTTACATGCTATAAAACGATCAGCGCACTCACATAAGTAAGATGAGGGGAAAAGAATTTGCTGTGTACTTCCGGTAGCTGACATATTATTTCACGGTAAAATACCTGGCGTATTCTTTATTTATGTATTCAGAATAAGTCGCAAGATCATCCGGATCCGGGCACTCGTTCTTCAAATTAACAATCCAGCCTCTTACCAGCTTTTGAATATCAGCATACCTTTTACTTACACCTCCTACAAACCTGAACTTGCGATGAAGGTCTATGATTTTCTTGTCCAATACAGCAAGTTCATCGTATTTCTGAATACAAGCCGCATTAGAATCAGCTTTAGGTGTCGTATTCGACTGAGGCTTTATAGCCCTATTTCTATTAACAGAAGTAATATTACTTCTTCCACATCCACATCCCATAACTTATTTATATTTAATTAATTACATTTTGCAACCACAATTTTCACAATTATTGAGAACGTAAATCAATTTAGATGCTTTTTCGTATAATTGTTTTACATTTTCAAAATTCCCTAATCTCATATTGGCTTCAGCCGCAGCCAGCAGAAACTCTATTTCTTTTATTTTGTCAATAACGTCATCATCCTCATGATCACATAACACAGTTGACCTGGCCCATACTTTATCTATGTTAAGACGGATCAGATCCGTTTTTAAATACTTTCTGTTAAATGAATAAGAGGAAGGACTTCCTTTTATGGTAATATCGTATATACCATCTTTTAGGTTTTCAAAATCATTTCCGCGACCTGGATTTATGCCAAGGGTCTTACTATTGAATACATTCAACTGATTCTTACCAAGATAATAAACATACTTATTCTCATCTTCAGGTGGTACGATCTCTATAATAGCCGGCCTGTCTGCCAATATCCCCCATTCAGACTGATCAGCTATGCGAAGCGTTTTAGGATTGTTTGTGCTTATAACCTCAAAATCAAGATGGATGTTATTCATACTCTCCTCCCATCCCATTCTGGTAAGGGAATCATCGTATCTGGCTGTTATATCAGCTCCCTCTACTTCAGTACTATTAACACGTACCTCAGTACCATTTATCTTGACTCCTACTATTTGGGCTACCAACGACTTAGCCATACCAAACATAGGAACTATGATTTCTCCGTTGTAATCAGTTCCTTCATTTGGATACTGCACTACTTCCGTCTTGTACAGGCCGTCATTTCTTCTGGCTACTATTCTAATAACCATCTGATTTTCTACATCGTAGTCGGTCATTACTATCCTGACATAGAAAATGTTATTTCTTATCTGTGGTAAAATATCGATATAGTTCATACCTTATCTTTTTCTACAAAGATAAGTAAATGAGGTGATAAAAGTTTAAACTATTGGACATTAAATAAAAGGTGAGGTGATTGTCACCATATCCGATAATAGATTCCAACGCCTAAGTAGGGGGAGAAGCCCTCGCGCCCAACTCCATACCCTGCCGTCAGTCCTATGCCCCATCGCCGGCTCTTTTCGTATATTATTTCTTTTTTATGGTAGATGATCATCGTATCTAAATTAGGTCTGTATCCGCTTATAACAGCCCGATAATCATCTGTGTTGTATGTTTTTCTCTGTATTGGTATATTGATATAAACAGTGTCTTTTATCGTATCTTTTTTAACTATAGCATCCATAGGGAAAGGTTTTTCTACCTCCCCTGCGTCAACTATATACTGAGGAACAGGAATAGGTTGGATAATGGTATCTATTACCGTATCTATTTCTATATCGTGTATTATTTCTTTCTTCTTGCATGTTTTACCAAATAAGAAAGATATAAAACACAGTAGAAGAACTCCTAACACATGCCCGGCTCTCATTTTTTGCAAACACATCTTTTACCCTCCTTATCTTCGTCTAAAAGCTCTTGTATATCACCGTTGTTAATACCTTCTTTAAGCTCTTCTCCGAATGGAACTTTTTGCCACCAACTTACTTTGCTAAAGAAATACTTAACGCCTTTTACTATCATTAAATCAGGTGCAAGGTCACCGAGGCGCTTGAATGCCATCCCACCGTATAATATTAAGGCGAATATCGTAATCCACTGAAGAAGCATATCTATAAACTCTGGAGATTTATGTCCTCCCATAGACATAATAAGATCCATTCCGGATATGGTAAACAACCCGAAAGAGCAGGCCGCGAACTCAAGAAGGATTTTCAAAACTCCCATTTCGCTTATGCATGTCAATATCTTAAAAGGCCTCTTTCTCTTTCTTCGGATATAGCAGTGTTTGATACTTTTTATAGTAGCTAACAAAAGATTTATAGCTAATATAAACAATATAGAATATATAAGGTGGTGAATCTCCTGGAAATTCATCCACAATGCTGATAATCCGGAAATGATAAAAGCCCAGAAACTTTCTAAATTCATCCTTCCTACAAATCTGTAAGCCATATTAGAACATAGTTACTTTCTTGCTACTTCCAAGAGAGTCATATACGTCAATATGGACCCAATTGGTACCTGATTCTAATCTAATGGGACAAGGAAGTAAATCCTGCGACTGAATTATTTTATTCCTTGCCTCTTCTGCCGTCATACCCTTGGCATCAAAATCGATGGCTGCCCCAAGCATATGAGGACTGATATACAAAGACCCTGATACGGTCTTGGATTTTACTATATCCGAGATATTGTTCCTAAAACCACGCTCATCAAACCTTCCACCCGACTTCCAGGTATTAACCGTCATCGGAGTTTTTAAGATGTCTTTCCTTAAAACCAGTATCGTGTGAAGCAATTCAGTTCTTAAATACCTCCAGCAAAGATCTTTGTCTCTATCGTACTCTTTAGGACCAACTAATTCAACAATACTAAAATACTGACTCAATTCTTTTATAATATCTTTTCTTTCCATAACTTAACCTTTTTCACAAAGATAATCAGAACCTTACCGAATATGAAAACAAGTAGGTATTGGATTAAAGAAAAACCCCTGCATAAATAAATATACAGGGGTTATCCATAACATTAACAACAAATCACGACCTAAACAACCCTTACATATCCGGCTGATACAAGATCAGCAAGATTCTCGTAAGCCAAAGGGATGCCTGAATCTCTTATGCAAAGATACTGAATTTCTTTGTCAATGTAATACTTTCCATTCTCTAAAATAGAATTATATACCCAAGGAATAGGATCGTCTATCGTACCTGAATGCTTTTCCTGAACAACCATATACAGGCTTTCAGCTCCACCTCCCTGACCAGGAACCCAGTCGGCTTGTAGATTGTGATTTTGCCTTACTTCAAACAGAGTCCAATCCAAATCCGAAGGTTTGTTTTTGCTACGGAAACGCTGCCCTTTTACAACAGCCGTACCCATAGGAAGACCTTTGTCGCCGTAAACTCCATCCTTATCCCAGATAGGGTACAATCCCTTTATCTTAAGAGCAAGATTCTGGTCGATGTTTTCCAACATAGCCGGCGTGTTGATCATCGCCCTCATGTACATAGCTGTAGCCTTCTCCGGATCATTGGCTTCAAGGATCTTATTTTTTTCTATGATCTGATCCTTTGTTCTTACCAACTTCTCAGGATAGCCTTCATCTACTTTCATAGACTCAACTTCACTCCTGTCGGTTTTAGAAGCTATTTCCTTTTCTATGGCAGCAGTACGATCGTTGCACTCAGATTCATATACATGCATTTCATTCATTGCCGTATTAGCAATATCAAGCTCGTATTCTGAATCTGCTACGGATACGGTGTATATCCCGCTTCCTTTTGCTACATCAATATCGTTTTTAACCTTCTGTCTCATGCTGCTGTTATACCATATCTGTTTACCATCCAAGCTATAAGAGCGGACAGTATCAGAATAAGCATATTCCCTGGCCTCAGAAACCTTCTTGTCTTTAGCCTTGGCAAGCAACTCCTCTTCAGTTGGTCCAGGAGGCTCCGGGTCAAGCTGCATGGCAATAACTTCTTTCACACTCGCATCAGGATTGTTTTGATGGAATTTTTCTTGATCGGAGTCAAGTTGAACCCATTTACCATCTAAGAAATCTTGGTAAGAATACCCTACTTCGTAAGAAGAGGAGTCCAACTCGTATCCTTCCCAATAAAAACCTTTTATATTCTTATTTACATAAAGCATATTCTATCCTTTCTATTAAGCTTGTTCACCTACTCTGATAACCAACTTATCATTGATATACCAGATACTTAATTCTATAAAACTATTTTTAGATATCACTACGCTATCGCCTGACATGCTCTGAAACTGGCCAGAGGTAGGAAGCGGCTGCGTAATGTCTGTGCCAGTGGTGTTGTTGACCCGAACCTGCCATTCCCTCCCAACATACTCAGAAGATACGGTCATAGACAGATTCGTAGCAGAAGCGACGTTGGCTATGATATTATGAGCACCTTTTGGTAAATTTGCCAATGTTGTAACAACCTTAGGGGGCATAGCCATAAAATTCAAATAAGACAATATCGTATTAGACAACGTAACCATATTGTTCATAGCCTCATATGTCTTATCTTGAATAACAACAAAAGTCCCCACCTGAATTTCTATATCATATTCAGATGCGCCTACCGCTGAGTCGGTATTAGCAAATGAGGCAAATACTATTTTTAATTTAAAATTATTTTCAAAATCATTACCTTCTAAAAAATAATTCAAATAATAATAATCACCATCTAACTTACCTAATGTGATATTGTTGTTGTATGCATCCAAAACTTTTGCAAACGAACCTTCATCAAGTGTTCCTGAATTACCTGAAAACATAGATAGATCAAGATAATTCGAATCTACTCCGGTACTTACCATACCAAGAGATTCAAGCACCTTACCACCACTTTCTTCAGTAACCAAAATATATTCGTTATACACGTTTTTGGTTTCTGTAGATGCCACATCATCTTTTACAAGATACATGACATTATCCTTCGCCTCTTCAACAGTAGGAAGTTTGCTAACAATCTGATTCTTCCCCCCTGCTGCCGATACAGCATCATCTATATACTTCTTGTTTACATAATCGCCCCATGTCATGTTACTAAGAAGAGTCTTGCTACCGTCTTGACTTCCGGCAGGGGGAGCCGGAATGAGGCCTCCCTTGCCCGACTCCGAACTTGTTCCAGGAGCGGCCTGCACCACATTCTCAAGTCTGGAATCAACCTCCAGACCTTCGAATTTACTGTTATAACCTACTTCTGCCATTTTTTATTTCTTGTTAATTTTGTCCAACAATTTCTTGATCTGGTCTACGATGTCCATCACCGCGCCAACCTTATTTTTTACGTCCTCAACCTTCTGATCGATCTTAGAATCCAAAGCCTTTAAACGGTCTTCGTTTTTACGATACACTAAATACAGGGCTAAACCGATGATTGCTATCGTAAGGATATTAACCAAAACGCATCCGATTATTATCTGAAACATGATGATTATATGGTAGATAACGCTACCACACGCTTTAATTATTCAACTTTTTACAAATATAGTAATTACCCCAACCATAACAAGATCAAAGACACTCGTCATTAACATCAGACACCCATTCTTTAGATGAAAGAACAGATTCAAGCTCAGAAGAAGGGCTGTCATATACCAGATACGGGTATTGAGGTTCGTCATCAGCCTGCATGTCTAAAGACTTAAATAGAAGGTCATAATGTTCTACGTGTAAAATAACTTTAGAACCATCTACGCTCGCTCTTGGGCTGCCTATTCCTAATTCACGTCTCTTTTCTTCAGATACGGAATCATATACTTCTTTTGGTATGATAATAAATTTCATATTACTTTGATTTTAGGGTTTGTAAATAGTTGTATGCTTTGATACAGTCGTCTTTGGAGAGGATTCTTGGATAAATTGCAAGGTTCTTAAAAGCTATTCGATCAAACCTACCACCACTACTCGATACCTCCAATGTACCACCAGAACCAACTACATTACCTGTATTTGCCAGTATTTCATTCCAATTACGATCATAGGCCCTACCATCTGAACATGCAGCATTAATACTTTTAATTCCGTCAAGACTATTTTTTACTGATCCTGAATTAATATAAAGATCAAGTCCAATCATTGTGTTGTAGATATAAAAACTAGACCCTTTTACTAAACCAGTACCACTCTTTTTATTATCAATAAACTTCCAATCCCCAACAATCGTAAAATCCTTACCCATTCCAAAAGATGACGAAACTATCTTATCATCCACCCCATCAGTAACTAGATAGCCAGCATATTGACCTTCTTCATTGTAGCCACTCCCTTCTGCAAAACCAAAATTAGACAGTACAAGATCATTACCATTGCCCGTTATGTTAGCTATGGTAGCCCTGTCGGTATCTTCGTTGGTTTTGCCGGTGACAGTCCATGCCTGGTCGGGGAAGAGCCAGGGATATTGCTTCTTATACCAATTAAGAACCTTTTCATCGTCTTCATCGGTAGAGAAATATCCATTACAGATTGTTTGACCAGCAATAGCTGCTCTAGCAAAAGATGCATAAGTTGCATTCTTCCATAAATAATATAGCCCAGCGTTTTCCACCCAGTCCCCACACGTACCTGTTACAACTTTATTAGTTAATAAGTTCTTAATACATATATTATTACCATTTCGTTTACAAGCAAACAAATTAAGCCCATTAACAAAATCAGCATTTATATAATAGTTATTACCCGCTATAAAAGATACATAAACCAAAGACGAATATTGCATGGAAAAAGTTTTTTTGCTATCAGCTCCACACAAAATCATATTCCTTGTCGGATTATTCTGAAACGGAATAAACGCCGTGTACACCGTATAGGTATCCTCAAAGTTAAGCTCCTTCTCTGTAACTGCAAAGTCGTCTACTCCGTCACCGAGGATAAAGCCTGGGTAGAGGGGAAGGATTTCAATCGTAAACTCTCCTCTGGTTGCTCCATATCCGTTATAAAAATATACAGGTTTACCTACTTCAACTACTGCTGAATTAACAGTATATATGCCATCTTTGTCCCATGTACCGTAGACAGTATTCGTTGTTCCCAAAAAAGCTAATGTTAATTTATTTCCAGGCTGTAACCCCGTTACCCTAAACGTAAAATTCATGTGCTTAACACCAGGTGGGCTAGCTGTAAAGACATAATTATCTAATGTGAATTTGTAGAATGTTTGGTAATTTTCATCGCCATACCCGCCAACCCCGGACATCCCCTTCCAAGAGAAGTTTTTCAACTGTAGATCGTGTCCATTGCCCGTCTTATCAACCCATACGGGATTGGCAGCCATCTGTTCATTAGTGAGACCAGAAGCGGAATATCTGGCTACGATACCTTCTATATCCGGGAAGGAATCTGCATTGCATGGCAGGTCTAATATCATTTTCGCATACTCCTTAAAAGGTATTGAAGTAGGTACATCATACCCTTTGGATATAAGGGCTTGCCTTATATCCTCTTTGGTATTTATGATCCTCATTAACTTATCTGATATGGTTCCCATTACACTTCCTCCCCATTTATGTAATCTAATACCTGACCTATGTCTCCGATGTCTGATTTTATTGACTCTCCTTGAGAATGTATTTCAATAAGTTTCTGATATAAAGTGTTATCCCCTATACGATTCTTATCTGTAGCTTGTTCTTCGATTTTGGCTATCGTATCAGGATCTTCGTACTTAACACCATCAGGACCATACCATTCGTCTGTTAAATTCGTGTATTTATGACGGACTGGAGTCGGTTTAGACTCCAGTGTTACTAAAAAATATTCGTTACAGCTCATGACAATAAGATTTAGTGGTTGCAACAATTACATCTACAAACTGTTCTCACGTAGCCAGAGGGAATAACCGCCAGCTCCGTCCCTACGGCTATCGCCGGGTCAGTGCTTTCCATGACCGTCAGCGCCATCTTGTCCACGTCAAGGTCATTGTCGTAAACGATTTCTCCCTCAACGTAGATGCTCCCCGCATCAGAAACGTAGCAGTTTTTCACCTGTCTTATATGGCGCTGTGTAGCAGACGCAAAATCACACTCGATACTTAACCACCCTACCGGTATCTGATCAATATTGGATCCGATATTGTAATCAGGATCGGTTGTTTTAAGAACCATATGTCTCAATTCCCTTGTATTCCCGTATCCGTCCATTGTTATGTATGTCCGGATCTGAACCTTGCCCTTTTCCGTCTTATAGCAGTTTTCTACTATTTCCGTGTCGGATGTAGTAGCATCAGGGAAATCACAAACAATACGCTGCCATCCTTCTTGTATTTTGCTGAATGTGGCGCCTCTTTGTATATCAGGGTCGGTAGTTTCTAAGACAATAAGATACTCGTCCCGGACACCTATTATGCTATCTACCGACCTATATCCACCAAGATGTATTTTACCACCAGGAGTAGTATAACATTCATCTACGGACATAATATGTCTTTCCGTAAGATCAGGAAAATCGCATTCGGTTTTCGTCCATTCGTTAGGTATCTTATCTATTCTCGTCCACTGAGGATAGGCGTCGTCCGTTGTCTTAACAATATAATAATACTGTTCCCTTACACCAAGAACGGCATCAATAGCTTGATAACCTTTTATATTGACCTTGCCACCATCAGTCTTATAACATTCGTCCACTTCAACAATTTCCCTGTCCGTCATGTCAGGAAAATCGCAGACCATCCTCACCCAATCTTCGGGAATGGAATCCAGCACGGTTCCTACCTTAATATCAGGATCAGTTGACTGAAGAACGGTATAAACCTCTTCCCTGGCTCCAAGGATGTTATCTATGGCTACCAAACCTTCTACTTGAACTTTTCCTTTTTTAGTAGTGTAACATTCAAGAACGTAAGTTACGTCTCGTTCTGTCATGTCAGGAAAGTCACAAACCATTCGAACCCAATTCTCTGGAATTAGTTTAAAAACATGGCCGGCAGGGAAATTATCGTCCGTCGACTGAATAACGGTATAAATAGACTCCCTGATATTTATCTTATCATCTATGGCTTCCAATCCTTCTATTTCAACCTTACCATCCGGAGTCTTATAACATCTGTTAACGAATGTAATATCGCGTTCTGTCATATCAGGAAGATCGCAGTCGATCATAACCCACTCGTCCGGTATTTTAGTAAGAACCTTACCTACCGGATTATCCATGTCGGTACTGTCGGTAATTCTATGGGTTTCTTTAAGAACATCCATCTGATCGTTAAGAAGATACCAACTCCATACTTCAACCTTTCCACCAGGTGTACGGTAACAGGTTTTGAAATCTTTGATAACTTTCTCAGCTATGTTAATCCACTCCCATTCGGTTGTGGCCGGAATACCAGAAACAGGATGCTTCTTGCCTTCTTCGTCAAGATACCAATAACAGCCATTTAAGGACACAACCACTTGGTAGATTTTGTCCCCTATTTTTATACCGGATTTGCTGTCATCTACCGGTTGGGAGGAACCCCATTTTCCAACTATGTTGGTTATTTTATCAATGCCCCTACCAAAGGCACCGGATAAAAAATCCACGCCGTTCATATGAAATTGATCTATTTCAAATTATTTTATTACAAAAAGGGGGGTGGAGGACCAGCCTCCTCCCCCTTGGGATATATAGAAAAAAGGAAAATCAAATCTTGCAGGGCTTGATATTTGCCGAAGCAGCTAACAAGTCCATAAGGTCTTGAATACCTTCGTGAGCGCCATACGGTACATGGAAGTGTACTGTAATATGATCATCAATTACCCTACCGAAGCCGTTAGAGTAACGTGCCGGCTTCAGTGTTACTGAATAATCAGCATACGGAGCCAACAGGTCTAAGCGGGTTTCTTCATTGGTAAACATCCGTTCCATAAGTTCTTGGTGAGTCTTACGGAAGTCGAAGAACATACGTTGTTCGCGTTCTTTATCCAGCAATTCAGCGCCGAGGTGAGTGCGCGGAGCCCAGTGCTGTTTGTATTCGGTATGGATCGGGTTGAAGTACGTGCTGATAGCCTCGCGCTGTTCATCCGGATAACCGCCATTTACAGCAATACGAACAGATCCTTCTTGGAATGTCAGACGGTCAATCAAACAGTCGGACGGAGAAATCATGTAGTCAATACCACGGAACAAGATACCGCATTTGCAGTTCTTAGGAATCGGATCGGCGATAATGGACTGATCTCCTGCTACGGCACCCAAACGTTTCCAGTTACGTCCACGATAAGATTCGGGAGCTTTAGATACGAAGAAGTCTTTGAAAATTTTATCGCATTCGTCGCAAACCATGTTAGTAACGACCGTTGTTTTGAATTTGTGTTGACATCCACCAGGTGTACCGTAATCTTCGATTGTCAGATACGGGAATGCCGCCTGTAATTCTGCTTTTGCACTACCACCACATTCATCATCCGGCAACGTGATTTCATAAGCTTCTTTCGAAATCTTACAAGAACCACATGCTTCCCAGCTAACAGTAGTAACAGTAGGATTGCTACACATATCTGCTGTTTTAGCAACGAACGTTACTGTGGCTGTCGGATTAGTTTCTACAAATGCATCGATATCAGCCTTCGTCAGTTTCTTGCTTACGGCCACAGTGTACATACCTACTCCGCCATCTTGGGCTGCTGTTTTCTCGGCAGTGCTACTAACGGCATTCTTAATGCTTTCTACTACAGTAGACTGATCAACGCCATCATCCTCTAACGTTACGGCATAAATCAAACCGCCGTCTACCTTAGTATATCCTTCAGGACACTCTTCGCAGCCTTTCATTATAGAAGACAGCTTTTGAGTATAATCAGCAGGCTTACCACCTTCTTTCATCACCTGATATTTGGAAGTAGAAAGATGACGTCCAACTCTCTTGATATCCAAACCAGGATAAGCAGCCTTAAGCTGAGCCAGGGCATAAGCATCACCGGTATCACACATTTCCATACAATAGAAATTCATGTCGGTTTCCACCGGAGTTTTTTCCAACTCGTCACAAGAATGGATAGGATGGATTTCTACAAAATCACCTACCTTTCCACCACCTGCAATCGGCTGATTCTTGATACGTTCGATTGTTTTCAAGATAGCAGCCAAAATATCAACATCTTCGCAAGGATCACATTCTGAACACATATCCTCACAACCAGAACAGTTTTCGAAAATGATGTAATCATCGATATTCACCTCACCCATCGGATAACCACGAAGCTCGAACAAACGTCCTGTCAGCTTAATATGAATAGGGATACGATCGCCTTTTCTTGCTGTAATAGCAGTATTATCGTCAATTCCGTTATAACCGAAAATAACTTCATCTACTTTAATTTCTTTGCTCTTCGGAGCAGAAGCATACACTTCTATAATTTCATCAATAGCAAACGTAGGTGTAGAGAATGATTTATCATCAGATACACGGTCGTTCACCATCTCATTACGTCCAATTCTGATCTGGAAACGTTGTTCGTCCTTACGATATCCTTTCAAGTCTTTCAACGCTTTCAAACCATCTTTAGTCTGCTCACCATCCAAATCATAGATAGCGATCTGACCTTCTTGAAGCAACAAAGAATCTACGTCCGCCAACTTAGCGTGCGGAGGACAGATAATGTGTCTGTCATACGGTTTATGGATAGCCATAGCCTTATAATATTTTAAAAATTAATATTCTGTTATCTGTCTCAAAAATAGTGATAGTCATATAAGCAACAAAAAGCATTAGGAATTAATTAATTCTTAATGCTTTTTGATAGTCTTTAATTTAGGACACGCCTTTATTCTGCTATAAAGGAGATTGGACGTTGTTTGAATCTATTTGATAACGTCCATATTCGCTTTCATTCAAAGCAAATTGCTTTTCAATCATGTTAAGGATAATACCAATTAATTTATCATCTAATTCAGGATCTATATCAGTTGAATTAGAACCATCTGATTTAATATATCCTTCGATATCAACTTCCTTCGGATAGCGGTAATATGTAAGGTAAACGGTGTCTACATCAAAACCATACTTATACACCCTTACCGAATCTTCGCCTATTGTATAGAATGTTTCCCTAAAATCAAAATCAGGTTTGTTAAAAAAGTCGGCAAGAAGCTCATGCGGGTTTTCGTTCTTAGCCTCCCACATGGTAAAATCAGTGACCGTGCATTCACCTTTGGTAAATACGCCTGATATGTTTGAAAAAGAAAAGAAATCAGAAGGCAATGAAAACAAAGTGCTTTCCGGATTATCTTTATCTCCTTTCTCGTCAAGTTCTTTTGAATACACAACTAACTTTTGGATATAACGTATATCCTCTTCGTTTTTCTTATCAAGGATATAACGAACAAGGCGGTTTTGTTCGTCATTAAAAAGCTGAACAAAACGTGCCTTGTCAAGTTTTATACCACCGTTGGTCATGTTTTCTTCAGCCTTCTGTAATGCCCGGAGATAACAATCAACGATCTTCATAAATTATTATTTTTTGTCAGCGTATTGATCAACATCGAAATCTTTCTCATCTTCCTTTTTCTCCTTGTCAGACTTAGCTCCTTCTATTTTTTTATGCTTGTTCTTTAAAGCATTATACGCTTCAAGAACACGTGACTTGGTTTCTAACATCGACTTATTGGAAGCAAGAGCCATAGATGCAGAGATGGCGTCGGCGCCCAGGAGCTCGCCATTCAGATACAGTCCGTCGGTGTTGACGGTGACAGCCAGGCCCTCAATCATTTCCTTGATCATACGATGGAATTTAATCACCTGCATCCCTTCGGAAGATTCGTCGTCAGATAAAAACCTTGAGCTTGCTTCTTTATACATGTCAACGTTCGTATTCTTGGCGTCAATCCAATTAGTGAATATGTATTGAACCATGCTCTGATCAAGCTCTACGCTGTATATGATGTCAAGATACAAAAGCAGATCGTAGATGCTTTTCCTTTCAGCCTCTGACCCTTTCAGCTTGTTCATAAACTCATATAAAATATCAGCCTTGTCAATCTGACGTTGTTTCCTGATATCTACGGCCGTAGTCTTGTCTTCTACACAATAATAAGATTCGACATACATCGGATTACCATCTTCCTCTTTAGGAGTAAGAGACTTGGACAAAATAGCTATATACAGCTCAAATAAATCACGAACGTCATTAGTGTAGAACAAACGACCATCATACAAGTCAATTCTGTAAGAATCCCAGAAATCGAAATTCTTTTGGTCCAGGTCCTCATTGACAGTTTCTTCAAACGGATACCGAATATTCTTAATACGCATATCCATTTCATTCTTCTTGTCTTCAAGTGAGTAACCTTTATAACATGCTGAATTGATGAAGAAACCGGTATCATACACCCTAAGATCCTTATCCCATCCACAACAAGATACTGTCTTGTTACCAGGGAAAGGAGTCTTGGAAATGCCTCTTTCCTGATATCCGGAAGGAGCTTCTTCATCCATCTTACCTGTTATAACATAAATAGAGTCGGAATATATCTTCATTCCTCCTACGGTAGCCAGCAGTTTCTTAGACTCATGGCTTTCTTCAAAAATCTTTTTTCCCATTTTTTTATATACCCTACGTCTTTTCATATATGAAAAGACTATGTTAGAAACAAAATTTGCGGCCGGTTTTAAAGCCGACCGCAAGTTAATATTAAAAGTTATGATTACAAAGAGCTTGGTAACAATTCAATTGTTACAAACCGGCTGGTATCTTTTACCCAACAAGCCGATACAGAGTGGCACCAGAATTGTTCTGACATACGAGGATGGCTGGATACAATTTCTTGAGCCGATACCCTGGATGACCATCTACCTTGTTCGTAACCCCACCACATAGAACCGATATCAGGCTTAACGTAGAATACGTTGCTGTTGATATTACCAATACGAGCTTCGGCTGAAGCAGGGATGCCGGCGAATGCATTGGAATATTCAGGAGCGGTCAAGTCTTCCATAATACATGAATATGATGTGATAGGAGTCATGCCGTCTACCAACTGGCTTCTATCTACCATATCAACGTAATCCAAAGAAGGTTCGTGTTCTACAATAACCTTACCAATACCCGGAATAGTAACACCCTTGATCTTTACAGTTCCTAATTCAAGAGCATCGTTTGATCCTGTTACCGGGTTATTGATGATACGTTCTGTACCCATAAGCGGAGCCAAAGCACCTAATTGAGAGAAGAACTCATCACGGAAGATTTCAACGATGTTCTTATAAGCCATAGCACCTACCTTGAATTTCATTACACGATTTTCAATCGGCATATCGCTACGACCACGGAAAATATAGTCGGCAGCAGCCAGGAAGTGTTCACGCTTGATACCGCCAGGACGTGCATATGAGATAACGAAACCACGGCGAAGTTGATGGTACAAACCTTCGTTTTTCATCAAAACACCATTATGACCCTTGACTCTACCTCCGCGCATGAACATAAGTTCGTATGCTTCCATCTTAGCCAATTCAGCCAAACAGAACAAAGACACTGTATTGGCTACACGAGCTGTACGCATATCAATGCTTCCGTCACCAAGACGAGAACCGATGATAGCATAACTTGCATCACCTCCTCTGATTTCAGAAAGCTGACGAACTTTCTGGTAAGCCTTGTCGATGAAATTCTGTGTACGTTCGTCCGCATAAGCCAAAGACTTAATACCAGCGTACATAGTCGTTTCACCTTCAACACCACGGTGTCCACCAAGCGTAAATTCACAAGTCATAGAACCGGCCTTAGAAGCACCTCCTACACCAGAGAACTGAGTAGAGAACTCACCAAGAACGTTTGTTACCTTCCAGTATTTAATACCGGCACGAAGCATGTCTTTCGGGAAGTATTTAGCACGAGAACGACCCCACAGCTTACACCAGTATCTCCAGTTTTCACCTTCTTGTTTAGGAGGACGCTCTGTAGAGATAAGAGCCTGGCAACCGTTAATCACATCGTAAGTAATAACATCTCCTTGTTTAAATTGTGCATTCAACACAATTTCGAAGAAGCTTTCATCAATACCAGGTTTTGCATATTTCAAAGACGTGTCTTCTACCGTAACCACCTCATACGTTTCTGATACCGGAAGATCATAACGGAATGAACCATTGATACCATTTACGGTAATAGTAGCATCCTGTTTGATCATACCCATATACATAGGCAGAGGATAGTTTGTAATGTTAGAAAACAACTCAAGCATACCCAGATGGTTCTTATCCGGATCTTCGTAGTACCAATCTTCTAAAGAGCTAAGATCGTGTTCTACGATACTTTGCTTAACGACTTTAGCGTCGGTATATCCAATCACCGTGTCACCATTCATGGTGGCCGGGAAATTTTTTGTTAAAAGTACATTAGCCATGAACGAAAAAATGTTTTAATTTTTAATCTATACTGATTTCATCGAACTTCACACCTTGAACTTGATCACCTTTATCATCTACCGGAGCCACCCTCTTGTCTTTATTTGTATGGCTGATGAGCTTATAAATTTTCTTTTTCTCATCAACTACAGCTTGATTCGACTTCTGTTTTATGAACTCTCCTGGGTTCATAAGAAACATAATCAAATCTGGCGCTTCTTCCGGATTCATCATCATCTCCCTTACCCTATTAAATGCTTTGGTAATTCCGGGATTCGATTCAGAAGGTTTTAGGGCAAAATCAAGAGCTTTAGATACCATAGTGTCATTTAGCTGATACTTTGCCTGGATAGAAGACTTAAGGTCTTTCTTATACCTTCTAAAATCTTCTGCATCCTTCGCCTTCTTTTCGGCAGCCTCTTTAGTACGTTGCTGGATAATATCATCCATTCTCTTATCAAGCTCAGCCTTATACTTTATAGCCTTTGCTTCAACATACTCTTCACCTTTATTGATAATGCCTTTGAAAAACTCATCAGCTTCATCTTTAGGCAACCCAAGAAGATCAACATAATGGCGAACGATCTTTATCTGATCTGCTTTGTTTTCAATGTCAAGCTTTTCTATAGGAGCGACATTCGTATCATATTGCTTAAGAATATCAACGATATTCGCGCCGGCCTTATCAGCCTGGATAAGCTTCTTAGTAATATCAGAAACAGAGGTAACATCTATCTTATCCTTAACAATGTCCTCTTTCTGGCTTTCAAGGACTGTGGATAATATGTCACACAACGAATCTTCTTTACTAAAATCAAGATCATTGATAGTAATCTCTTCGCCGTTTTCACCGCTAAATACCACATCTTTCAAATCGGGAATAATTCCCCTTGAAGAAAGGGCATCCAATACTTTTCTGTAATTGACAACCGGAGTCTCTACCTGATCCTGATTAACATCAACTACATTCTCTTCTCCTTTTTTATCCTCTTTAGGATCAGGAGTAGGATCAACAACCGGCTCTTCTTTAATTTGAGAACCTTCTTCTACAGGCTTCTCATCTTTTTTAGCCGGTTCATTACCATTAATAGGCAGAATATCTTCTTCCCTATTATAAACATCATCAACCGGACCGATACTAAAAATATCGTCCAATTCTACTATTCCATTTTTTTCTAATTTTCCCATACTGCAAAAATATTTAAATACCTATATTTCAGATAAAAAACTTATAAGTGTTTAATCTTCACTAAAAATTAAATATCCCCAAATTTTATTAGAGATTTTCTAATGAAATTTGGGGATATTTAATCCTTAATTCTTATTGATTCCGGCTACATACCTTTTAGTGGCGTCTTCCCTCGCTCGTTGAGCAAGCTCTTTGGATTTTAATTTTAACTCTTCCATTTTTATTCTCATTTCATCATCATGAAGTTTGGAATCGTTTTCGATCTTCTTATCCTCTATCCTTTCCTTGCTTTCTATATCAGCTTGCCTTACGGTCTGATCTGAAACAGAAGCCAGGAAGTTGAGGGAGGTGGCGTCGCTCTTGGCGTCTGCCGCCCTGCCTGCCGCCTGGATCTTCTCTTGAAGTATCCTGTATTGACCTTTCTTGTCTTCCAAAGCAAGTTCATGCTGACGTTGCTTATCCTTCTCAGCAGCTTCAGCTTGTATCTGTTGCTGGTTAAGCTGCATCTGATTCTGTTGTTGCTGCTGCATCTGACGCTCGTTGTATGCCCGAGTATTCCTTGCATTCTGTATAAGCTCTACCATAGAATCTGATGTGAAGATAGATGCAAGATCGTAAATATCGCCTCCGGCTGTATTTAGCTGCAACATGAAAGTTTTAAATTTCTCAAGCTCATCCCTTTTCTTGGAATTAGATAATGCCTGAACACCAAGATGCCTTAGACTAAGACCGTCGGTTCCTATAGATAAGAATGCTCTGGTAAGGTCACTTTTTGTGTACATTACAGAAATATCCTTTCCTTCTTCCTGACATTGTTGAGCAACAGCCAGATGAAGATCCAAAGCGCGTTTCTTGAAGTAACCGAAATTATCAAAGTATATCTGTGTTTGTAACATAGATGCTGTAACGCCTTGCTGGACCCCGGTGGCGGTCTCATACCTGTTGGGACCGTTAATTACTTGAGGTGTGATACCAACCATTTCAAAACACTTCATCCTCGACCATTCAGCAAGCTCCATTCTTGTTTTAAGCTGCTCTGTCTGGGATAAATCATAGACAGCAAACTGGTTGAAAGGAACACCGCCTTTCGTGTTTTGAGATGAGGTATCTAATGTCAGAGCACCTACAGACTTAGCTACATCAAGAAGATTAGCCCATATATCAGCCACATCTTCACCCAAATCCTTGTATTCACTTGGAACCAGATTTATATCCCCTAAGAAGAATTTACCGATCTCCTTTTCAAGAATATTATTTATCTGATTTATGGAGAAATTATAAAATATTTGATATGGCTGAATCCTGTTCGCCATAGAAGTACCGATATATCCTGCAACGGGTAGAACAAAGTCATAGATATTGCTATCCCCTTTTATCTGGTGATCGATAGGTTCTCCATCCAGATACAGGTTGTCCTGAGCGAGAGCCCCGCCACTAATCTTAACCCCGTACCTTACCTGTGGAACGTAATCTACGAAATAGGTATTAATCTCCGGGTTCTCCATTCCCTTACTCATGGTCCTGGTAATTTTCTTAATACCATTTTCCTGTAAAAAGTCTTGAAGAAGCTCGTCGGTTACCATTTCAGTAGTTACTAATCCGGTTTCAGTTTGGTAGGTAATTACATACACCTGAGCCGGAGATACCCAATATGATTCAGTTACCTGATACAAATCACTACGAACATGCTCGTCGCTTAAACTCTGGGCACGGTTATAATAATTACCATGCTCTAAATTTGGCATGAATCTGGTTCTGTGATATTCGTTGCCATTACTATCGTATCCGGTATATGTGCCGGCTGGAATACCGTAATAATCCTCATAAGCTTTTATAGAGGCATAATCATTATATCCTTTCCAAGGTATTACCTTATTTTGATATAACATCCCTACACTCGCCGATTTGGATAAACTTACATAACTTCCATTATCACCATTATGATAAGTGCCATTGAAATTATCAGCACCCCCTATAAGCTTTTGCTTGTCTTTTGCCGTAAGAAGATGCCCCCACCTTACTATAATATCATTGGCAGTATAATAATGAACACGACCAATATAATCACCGTACTGCGGATACTTGCTATCTAATGTCTTAGAATAAAACGTATTCAACGGAGACCACCTCTCCGGCTTATAATAGTCGTATCCTACATGATAATTTCTAAAGCAACGACCGGTAAGAAGATAGTCAATGAAATTCTCGGTATCTATCTCATCCATGTAAAAACGCCCCCTGTCCGCCTCAAGCGTATGAGAACCCCATATAACCTCGGCAGTCTTCCATTTTGTATTCATGAAATTCTCTATCTCAGGAGGGGTCATAGATGCTTTCACCTCTTGTATCTGCTGAGCATAAGCCTGCTTTTCTTCTTCGCTGGCAAAATTATTATAATCCGGATCCAATCCTCTATTCAATAACTCTTGCCTAACCCTTCTGTCCAATTCCTCTCTAATGTAATTATAAAGAAGATTCTCCTTCGTGGCAGAATACTGATTCACTTCAGATTCATCCAGTCCAACTACATTATATTTGTCAGAAAGGTTGCCCAACCATCCTACAAAAGCGTTTACGATCGTACCTATTATATCATAATGACGTAAGAATGATGGAATATTTACATTGTCCCTTATAGACTGAACATCCTTAAGATAAGGAATTACATCTTTCAGCTCCATAAATGACAGCTTCCCTTCCATCATCCTGTAAAAATCTTTGAACTTTTGGTTCTCATCAAGCTGCTTCAAACCAATCAATTCAAGAGAATCCATAGTGGCTTTAAACCACTCCTTGGTTTTTCTCTTAGTAGGTATAGCCTGCACCGGCAACCCTGAAAATACTCCTCTGGCCGGAAAAGCCTGATCTCTATTGAAATATTCCATCCTATTATCCTATTTTTCACAAAGATAAGGAATTTGTTCTCGTCACCTCATTTTGTATGGGTTATGTCTTCTTACCGTAAATCCTTTAACCTGCTCTGTCTTCCTACGTTCTCTCTTCTTTTGATTCTCCTTTTGAGTCGTACTTTCAGGCATGTAACCCATATCATCATAATACTTAGCCAGAAGAAGAGCGTGGCCGAAGGCTATGATACGGTCGGTGTTGACCCCAGGACCGAAGGCTATGATCTCATCAAGAAGCTCTATATCAGGAATACGGTAAATACCTTTCTGTGTTATTTCATTACCATCATCATCATACCCAACAACAACATCCTCCCAGCAATATTGAATAACGGTATTGAAAAGCATTCGCTGATTGGGAACCGTAGGAGCCAAACCGAGCTTGTTGTTCTGACGGGCACCAGCACGGATAATCTTACCAGCAAGACGCTCACCGTCTTCCAACAACATAAGTTGCTTATTTCGTCTCGTAAGATACAGTTCATACATTCGGTCGGCATTCTCCATAAGACACTTGGCCCCATACGCTTCTTGAAGTATTTCACAATTCCTACAAAAATCATCGGAAGATGGAGGACGTGATGCGTATGATGCTACTATACAATAAGCGAACGGATCGTTGATTTTTACATATCTTTTAAGTACATAAAACGAACCAACAGAATCAGTATCAGCCTTGTCAGATTTATAGGGGTCGCAATTATGGGTAGTTATGTGATGACACAAATAAGTATGCGTATCACAATCGAAATTATACACAGGACCAGAATACAATCTCTTCTCTATACTTTTAATCCTTATATAAATATAATCACCATCATTGCTTATAAAACAACCCTTTTTCTTAGCCTTGATTATTTTATCCGGAATAATAATGCCATCAAGCTTAACACTATTTATACAAAATGATAGTAATTTCAATATACCATTTGTACCAAAAGATAAATAATACAAACAATTACTTTTCTTAAAATGACCTTGAATGACATCAGATCTATCATTTTTATTAATTTTTATGTTAGAAACTATTCCTATTGAAAACAAAATGTCCTGTACACTCTCTAATAATTTTAAATTACAACTTGTGTATTCGATAGTATATAATTTCTTACCATTAACGGCATAACAACAACCATCCGTATCAAGATATCCACACAAAAAAGAGGCCTTATATTCATGAGGTATATACTTGACCCATTCCGGTATAAATTTTCCATTAGCATATTTCCCAAATGTAGAATCCATCCATATCGCAAACTCCTTTACACCGCAAAATATCTCACAACTATTATCCCTGAATCTTTTATTAGTATATTTACCAAAACAGGATTTACATATATCATCTATCTTCTTTATAAACTTATCATTATTTTTATGAGTACTTATATATATACCTACATGATATTTATCTATCCTTGAATGACCATTACCTATCCAAGCTCCTATTAAATACCATAAATCATCAGACATTACATAAGGGAATAATTCTTTACAAGGATATATCTCCTTTCTGTAAACATTCGGATATTTAATCCACATTCCACTCTTTACATCAGCTACTTTAACAAAATCAAAGCTAAATAAATCCTCACATATTATTTTACCATTTTTAAGTTTATTGTCACTAACATATAATGGATGCTCTTTTGTAAAACGTGTTATTGAAACTCCATTATACATTTTAACATCATATACGTCTTCATCTATCTTATTATATAATAGTCTTTTATAAATAGAAACATATTCCCCATCTTTATTTACAAGCCTATCTTCATATTTTACATCTTCGACACATTTCCATCCTTTATCTGTTAATACCTTCTCTCCTGGAAGCAAACATCCACTCACATATGTGAAATCAAAAACACCTCCATCTTCTGGTGGGTCTTCGTATATAACAATAGGAGCATCTATGTTCCCACCTTGGAACGGATAATCAACAAGCTGTTTATCACTAAAATGGTAACCCATCCTCATTCCGTCAGTCTGATATATATCTACTGTTTTTCCTGGTCTTCCTTCTTCCAAAAGTCTATTCTTATGCTTCAGGGCGTCCTCAACAGGAAACCTATTTACATTCGTATTAAGGAAACAATCATCTATAGACAAAGGGAATGCCATTCGTTCCTGGACGTATAAAGCTCTATCCTTTTTGACAAGTTCATCAAGACGTGATTTTATCTTCTTAGTATTATCATCAAATTTTGATACCTGAATGTCTATTTTCTTAAGACCTGTAGCTTTCTCTATTCCAAGGTACTTATCTAAGGTTGTTGTTTCCTTATCATAAGCATGAGACATCTGAGCAGGAACAAAACAACCGGATTGACTAATACGCCAAGTTGGTTTTAAACAACGTTTATTAAGCAGATCATAATTCATGACAATAAACCCGTATTCAGCAGGGTTATTCATCACTTTTTGAGCATCTTGAGACTTTTCAACGTTGCCGCCCGTACCGGAACATATCATCATCCCCCTCATTCGACCGTGCATCATATGGGCAGGACGGCCTTGTAAGTATGCTGCTAAAAATGGAAATTTACCTACCTCATCATAAATAGATGTATATGGTGTTCCAGATGCGGTCTTAAGAGAGGCACCGGCTTTACCGCTATCAATATTGGTAATACGAATACGAGCATGAACATCACGAATGTTATTCACCGTTTTAGTACCCATAATAACCTCTTTAAACCAATCATTACCTGTTCTATTTATTCTTAGATAAGGATGTATATTATCAAGACCAAACTCAAGATACTCACCAAGACTCATAAGGTCCTCCTTGCTTGACCCAATAACATTATGCGTCAAATTGTATGTCATTGTAGCATTACGAGCCAAAAACGAGCTCATTATGGCCGTATTATGAGTAACGATGTAATTGGTGGTCAAAAATAAATGAGAATCATTATCAACGGTTATACAAGTGGCATGCTCCTTTCCGTATATCGATATGGATCTTATTTTTAATTCCTTACGATTCCTTGATAGTATAAGTTTGTTCCCCTCCAATTTAGCATACCAACCTGAAGCCCAAAACATACGTTGTACAAAATTTATGACATCCATGTCAATATGAGACAACGTAAGCTCTTCTTCTCCGGTTACTACGTTTCTGAAAGAACGAATGAAGTTTTCTATAAAATCTTTCTTTTGTTCTATGGACGATCTTAAAAACTTCTTACAAACGTATTTATCAAAAAACATATCCCCACTATAGCCACCAAGATAAGCCGCCAGCATCGAGGCGTAGGCCGACGGAGGAACCGGCAGCTTTGCCGTAGGGTAGTTCAGGGCCTCACCTACTGGAATAGACATACTCTTATAATCCAATCCGGCTATGGCTCTAAGACTCCTAACATGCCATTTTCCTCCATGATTGACACGCCATTGATGATTACCGCAGCAAATAACGTTACGACCGTCTTCGAATACGACTCTGTAGGTAGTTACTTTCCCTTGAGGGTAGACACCTACGACCTCTACCAAATTCCCTTTATCGTCATATATCTTATCCCCTACAACAATATTTCCTATCATCTTTTCCCGGTCCTCAAGATAAAGTATCTCAGAGTCAAGAAGGGCTTTTCCAAAACGACGGCACCCGAACATGAATATTCCTTTATTCTCTTCTTCCGCCTGCTTTAGAAATTCGGCAAACATCCATTCATTATCACGAAGCTGAGAATTTCCAGGAATACGATCATCTCCTACGTCAATCATCATCTTCCAGAAATTGATATGCCAGTATAGCCAAGGATGGATAAATACACCATTTATGGTAACACCGTTAAGGAGTTTCATAGCCTCATTTTCCCAGAATTGCTTGACATCATCGTCTTGCTCTTCATAAGAATAAAGGTCATTCCATAACGGAATATCGTTACCCATATTTATATAAAGTTCTTTACTGTTAAAATTCATGACAAAACTATTTATCGAGCTTGTTCTTAGCTTCATTCTTGACAAAAGACTGAATACCTGATACTGTTTGTCCTCCTTTTAGACTTTTCTTGTTTTTGGCAGCCTCAAGCTGATTATAGACATCCATTATCCCACACATCTTAATATAAGATTCAGTCCATTGCATTAAGCTATCAGACAAGCTTTTTTGAAACCTAAATTCTTTCTCTCTCTTATCGGAATCTTCTATTTTATCCCAAGGGTTTTCAGATAGATAACGTTCAGCCTTATCTATCTGATCCCTTAGCACAAGAAGTTTCCGATCTACGTAAGAGACATCATCGTTAGTCGGCTTTCTTGCTTTCATTGTTGATAATTTTTAAAAAATCCTCATACTGAGACTTAAGCATATTAAACCTGTCTTCAAGAGAAGATGGATCAACACGATACTTGCACATGTTTTTTATTCCTTCCTCAACAGATTCGTCTTTGAATACAACAGAACCAGTATTATTATCAACGTACATAATAAAATCTGATTCTCCGTCATTTACTATCCTATCAAGAACCTTCTTACTGTCATCATCTACATTGAGATCATGACCGGCGTTAATAGATAACCTGTAAACGGCCTTTATAGAAGAAGATACTTTCAACATCTCTTGTTGATACAAGTTGGTCATAAACGACTTTTCTTCTAAATCAATAAAGTCTTCTAACTCTATGTCGTTTTCCTCATCCTTCTTCCTAATAATATCCTTAGTTATCTCTTCCATCTCCTCTCCCGCCTTGTCTTGCGCAGACAGTAGATGGTTGTAATAAGAAATAAGATGCTTTATATCTGAATCAAAATCAATCTTCTTCATTGTCAAGAACCTTTTTATCATGAATAATAACGTCCATCAACTCCATTGATAAATTATAATCAGCCACTTCAAAAAGCTCGCTGTCTGTCAACGTCCTTAAAAAAGAAACAGACAATCCTCTTTTCTTTGCAAAAGATCTAAGTACGGCATAGAGAATGTCCCCGGCAGAATAATCGGGGAGATCGTCACAAGATGCCTGCAACATAGAAAATAAGGACTTCCTTTTATCCTCGCATTGTAAATGCCTTGCTTTACCACATCCGCCCATAACTTAACTTTTTTGAATTATAGTACCTTCAAAATTAAACGGAATCTTTTCCTCTTTTTGAGACCCATTTTTTTGATAGTGAACAGTCATGTACTTTACGAATCTTCCTATTCCAAATCCTGCTGTATGTATCTCTATATTGAACTTAAAGTGACGGGAGTCTATGATATTCAAATTAGAGGACGTACAGCCACAAGATGTCTCTGATGCTGTTATCTTCATATCATGCTTAGACTCAAGAACGAATGAAAACCTTATACTGTTCCCTTTTTCTACCGGTTCGAAAATGATTTCAAATGATTTACCGTCTTTAGAGAGGTCAATATTGTATTGCTTGTCATCTGTAGAAATAACATTAAACTCATCAGAATCCATTGTAATAAGCTCTAACCTGTTCCATCTTGACTTCTCATCATAAAAATCAATAGAATACTGACGATCCATCCACGAAGGACGGGGAAGCCCTTCCCCAAGCGCACACTCCTCTGTCTTGCTCCAGGCCTTCTGCTTGATGAAGCACGTACATACCGAACAACGATTTTTACCTATTTTCTTGCTTACGTACAAAGAAAGAGGAAGCATAGAGTTAGGGACGTTCTTGGTATTGAATTTACATCCTTCACACTTTTCAAGACGTTCTTTGTACCAATCAGGATAATCTTCTTTTTTTCTTGGAAGTTTTTTTAATATCGTATCCATAAAAGCATCGTATATAACTTCCGCTTGCAAAATCTTTTTCATTTCCTATCTATTAAATTCTTGATCTTGAATATTTTGTATTTCACTAAAACTATGACCCTTACGAGATTTAAAGATAGATAATTTGTTGTGTTTTATCAACATATCCCCACTTTTTATCTCACCTGAGTCATAAGCATCCTTTATCATCCTTATCTTAATATCAAGGCACTGAAGTTCTTTTTCCTGATACTTAGATAATTTTTCCACCTTAGATTTAAGACGCTCAAGATTGTGTTTGCGCCTCTCCATCTCATGAAGGTTACAAACCATATCACCTACATACGGGAACGATACAGACACGTTATCTGTGTACGTACATAAGTTATTGGCATAAGAAATACTGGCTCTGAAAACGTCACGTATTTGGTTTCGGTCGTAAACGCCCCCGGTCTTATCCATCACATCATCTATAATATGTGACTCAAATGATATAGGGAAATTATTCTTCACCATCGTCTTCAAAAGTTTTCTTTCTGTAAAATAAAGAAACCAACGCACATTGATCTCTTGAACCCTCCAATACAAAAAGACGGCGCATGTTCTCTATATCCGGGCACAAACACCTTGTCCTGTAATTACCTTCACGGTCGATCAAAATACCACGTTTCTTCATCTCCGTATCCAAAACCGATACATATTGAAGATCGGTACTGAAACAATGAGAAAACTTCTTCTTCGTCTCATACGAATATCCAAACACAAAATAATAGGCAAGAAGATTTAAGTGCCTCGCATCTATGACATTCTTCTCATTGCCGGAAGCCATTAGGTATCCGTTATAAAACAGAAGTATCTTCTTAGCCATATCTACCATATTGGAATAAGGTACTAAAAGCCTATAAGCTCTATTACTAACATCTTTATTATCACTTTCTTTCATGAGATTATCGTTTTGATACAAAGATAAGAATTAAAGATTTATAAATTTAAAATTAACGTATTTTATTACAATGGATTCAGGATTTGTCCCGATATTTGCACTATATATTTAATAGAATATGGGATATGAAGCTACAATTAGGTAGAAATATTAACATAAGTCTTAGACTTTTGGAGCAGTGGTCAGATGATTCGCTGTTCATGGAATTGTATGCTTTATACTGTATGATAAAAATCTCCCGCCGGGATTCGAGAATAAGATTCAAAAACCAGAAAGATCTTCTTCATAAACTTGGAATCGGGTATTCGAAGTTCAAGAACATGACAGGACATCCGATGTTTAACGAACTGTTCCGTATGACGGATAGTACGTTCGTTGCAAGAAGGTATCGTGTTAATGGCGTACAACTTACTCTCGGATGTGGAAAAGTGAGTCTTCCAAAGAATAGGATTTTAATTAAGATAAAGAAAAATGAAATAACAAACCATGAAAAAGTCCTTGACAGGATAAAAGAGGCGATGTTTGTTAATTTAGTCAGAAACAATGAGTCTGTACTGAACAGTGGAGAGACAAACTCTCAGGCGGATGTCGTAGACGGAAGCCACTCGTATTATGGATTAATTGATTCGACGATAAGTAATAAAACAATTGCCTTGTACTTGAATGTAGGACTAACAAAAGCGAAAGAGATTGTCGGTATGGCGATAAAAGACAAGCTCGTAAAAAGGTTCGAAAACGTACAATTTATAACATACGTAGATAATCCTCGTGCTTACATTGAAGCAAACGAACATAACTACCCAATAGGTAAGCTGATTCCGGTATATAGGCACGGAGCCGTTTTCTGGCAAATAGCAAATACCTGGACCTTGTATAAAAAAGGAGCAACAAACAGATGGTATTTTGGAGAGAAGGATATAGAGAAAGGAGAAAAAGAAAAAGTAGGTAAGAAAGACGATTTCAATTTCTTCTTAAAAGACAATACTCATATCCTACGTTTCCTGAACGCAGAAGAAGTTGTTTCCGAAGATGGGGAGATCCTTGGCATAGATCGTAAAAAGACAAAAGAAGAAGAAGCAAGATCATTGGCTTCTGTTATGGCTAAAGAAGCGCACAAAGACTTCTGGGACGGATATGAGAGAAGTACACAAAACCAGATTGTAAGAAAGTACTATCGCGCTATCATAGCAGAAGATAAGAAGCGAAGAATGGACATGTTCTTAAACTGTCTTAAACAATCATACGACAAGGTTAGTGGATGGAGCAAGGAGAAGGTAGCCACAGTAAAGGCAGGCATGGCTGATGCGGAAGCCTGCTGTGCTGAGGTGGGGACGTCCGTTGCCGGGGTCTGCGGTAGAGTAAGTAGGAGAATGAAATCCTATAACAATACCGTATCTGACAAAAAGGCAGGTTTTAATGAGGTACGAGATATGTATGCTGAGTTCGCCGGCGAGATGGCTAAAGCGGTGGGATCGGTAAGCGAAGACATCTATACGTATGTTAAGGCAGAACAGTTTAAGGAAAAGATAGAGAATATGGATATATCTATCCAATCATTACCTAATATCAGTACAACAGTAGATAATGATAAAGAATTAGATGGAGAATCTGTATTCAAGGATATACCATTTGAAGAACTATCATTCTATAATGATACCTATCTATATCCTTCATCTCAGTATTCATCATTATAATGTTTGGTACTTGAGAGAGGGTCTGTTCTTAGTAGTCGCCGACAGAGCCGAAAAACGATAATCTCGTAGAACATCGACGGAAACACCCGTTAGCCACCACTATGCCATAACTGTATCAATACGAAACTACATTACTGTCTGCCACAAAGCCACTTATCTAATTTATTATTTCTTTTTAATTCTAATTAATTCATTTTATGTTTTATGTTTTATCTTATTTTCATATTTTTGTTTTGTAGAACAAAATCAGAAAAATATGGCTATAAGTTACAACAAAAAACTAATGGAATGCGTTCTTCGTTCAGTTATGTCCGAAGGTAATGTCGCCCAGGGAAAGGCTATTAAGTCTATTTGTAAGTCACCAAAACCGCTGTTTATAACCGGTAAAGGAGGAAGTGGAAAAGCACAGCCTTTGTATGCTAAAATTTTAACGCCAGATGGTTTTAAGAATATGGGGGATATAAAGGTTGGTGATAAAGTTATGGGCGCAGATGGTAAACAACAGATTGTATTGGGTGTGTATCCACAGGGAATTAGACCTGTATATAAGGTAACTATGAATGATGGTTATTTTACATATTGCGATGAAGAGCATTTGTGGTCATATAGATTATCCAGTCATTATGGTAAAACTCCATTTTCGAGATGCAGTACACTAAAAGAAATTATAAGTACAGGTATCAGGAAGAATGTTAAAATAAAAAATGGTGAAAAACAGCCGTTAAGATATGAAATTCCAGTGTGCCGACCTATAGAATATGAAGAAAAGAAATTTTCTATACATCCGTATGTATTGGGAGTTCTTATAGGTGATGGGAGTTTAAATGGTAATATGGCTATTTTTTCTTGTTCTGATTCTGATGTAGAAATAAGAAATAGAGTAGAGTCATTTCTTGGAGAAGATTTTCTATTGAGTAAAAAAAAGGAACATCCAGCCATCACATGTCCTCAATACAGTGTGATTCAAAAAAATCATACAAAAGGTGGTGGGTTTATAAATAGGATAAAGGATTTAGGACTAAATGTTACGTCTGGGTATAAATTTATACCAGAAGAATATAAACTTGGCAGTATCGATCAGAGAATGCATTTGTTAAATGGTTTAATGGACACCGATGGAACATGCTCGAAAGAAAGAAATAGATTGACGTATTCTACTACAAGCAAGAGATTGGCTGAAGACATTGTTGATCTTGTACAGTCGTTAGGTGGAATAGCTAAGATAAATACGCTTTTTAGACCTGATAAGAAATACGTGTATGAATATACCGTAAGAATAAAAATGTACGATAATGTATTTACATTAAAAAGAAAAAAAGAAAGATATGTTCCTAATCCGGCAAGAGTTTCAAGGTATATAGAAAGCGTGGAAAAGGTAGATGATTCTGAATGCGTATGTATAAAAGTATCAAATAAAGACGAGTTGTATATAACAGATAATTATATTGTAACTCATAATACTACTTTCCTTAAGCGTATTATACCGGCATTAAAAAATGCGGTTGTTGTAGCTCCTACAGGTGTTGCTGCTGTTAATGCAGGTGGTCAAACCATTCATTCATTTTTTAGAATAGGAATGCAGCCGTATATACCTGAAATACGAAAAGGCGCGTTTATGGATAACTGCGAATATAAATTCAACGGAGGTTCGGAAAAGATTTTACAGAATATAAAGTATCTTATCATAGACGAGATTTCTATGGTTCGCCCTGATCTTCTTGACAACGTAGCTGATATACTTCGTCATGCAAGAGGAGACAAGGACCCGTTTGGCGGCGTGAAACTTATTATGGTAGGTGATTTATTTCAACTTCCGCCAGTAATTAAGGAGGATTTTTTTAGAGAAATATACGATACATCTTACTTCTTTAGCTCCAAGTCTCTAATGGCTTCTGGTATGGAAATGGTTTCTTTTGAAAAAATATACCGTCAGAAAGATGAGAAGTTTATTAGTGTCCTTAATAAGGTGCGTGAAGGGCAGATGGATGATGATGTATTTGATACAATAAACAGCAGATGTATTCAGTCTGATAATAATCAAGGATATGTTGAGATTGTAACTACCAACTCAAAAGCTACGGCTATTAACGAAATGAGAATATCATCGTTACCAGGCTCTTTAAGAAAATTAGAAGCTGTTATAAACGGTGATTATCCTAAAGATGCTCCGGTTGAAAAAACTCTTTTCTTGAAAGAAGGATCAAGAGTTATGATAACAAGAAACGGAGGAGAGTACTTCAATGGCTCTCTTGGTACTGTATTATCTATAAAAAAGGGTGAGATTGAAGTAGTCCTTGATAAACCGAAAGATGATGAGCATACTAAGGTTGTTATAACACCATGTTCGTTTGAGAAAGTAAAATACGTAAGAAACGGATATAAGATAGAATCTGAAGTAGTAGGAGCTATTATTCAGTATCCTATAAAAATAGGTTATTCTATCACGATCCATAAAGCCCAAGGCCTGACATTGGATGCGGCTATGATGGACGTATCTAATTCTTTTGAAACAGGACAGCTATATACGGCTCTTTCAAGAGTAAAGTCTCTTGATGGATTATATCTTCGTCAACCTATTCCTAAGACGGTAAAAACCAGCGATCAGGTGGTGATAAACTTCTATAAAAGGACTCTTGGTAATGGAGGTATTGTGAAACCGGTTCCAATGGAAGAGCTTGAAAAGTCAATGATTAATTTGTCAACCGGATCTGAAATAGATTTTGCAGAGTTTAATTTATAAAAAATATAATCATGTCAAGAGTAGATAAAATATTTCAAGACAATTTGGCTCTTATAATGAGCCAGCCGTGGGAAGAAGTGAAGCGTCCGGTCTACGGTGACGGGACAGGCGTCAAGGTGAAGCGTATCCTGCAAGTATGCAACCAGTACGATCTTCGTCGAGAATTTCCTCTTGGTTCACTTAGACCTACTAATCTTAAAAACTCCATAAAAGAAATATTGTGGATTTGGCAAAAAAGATCGGTAGATATCAAAGATCTTGGTCTTCATATATGGGATCAGTGGGCTGATGATAATGGAAAGATCGAAGGATGTTACGGAGATATGGTGAACAGACATGTTTATATGGGAACCGGAAAAGCTCCAGAGGGTATGACAGATATCCATGATGGTCTTTACGGTTTTCTTAACCAAACAGATTTCATTCTTTGGTCACTCAAGAATGATCGTTCGTCAAGAAGAATAGTAGCATCCATGTTCGATCCTGAAACCAATGGACTAAAACCTCTTCAAGAATGTGCGTTTCAGATCAATTTATCTGTTAAAGGAGATGAGTTGTATATGACGCTTTATCAGCGCAGCCAGGATATGATTACAGCTTCTTACTGGAATGTAGCTCAATATGCGGCGTTGATGATGATGTTTGCTCACGACGCCGGGTTAAGGCCCGCAGTTTTCACTCATTTCATCCAAGATATGCATGTGTATGACCGTCACGAAGAACAGGCAAACGAGCTCCTCCATCGTTCTCTCTTTGGTCCGGTTCCGCAGGTTACTATCTCATCTCGTATGGAAGGGAAAGGGTTTTATGATTTTGTAGCTGATGATTTTGAGGTATGGAATTATGAACCTAAAGAACAGATAAAATTCGAAGTAGCTAAATGAAAATAAGCATAGATAGAAGAGCCAAAATGATTCCTATTATGGAAATCAGTGCCGGCGATGAAGTTAATATCGGAGGCTTTGATTATATTGTTGAAAACATAACTCCATGTAGGAAAGGCTCTTATTCTGATACGTATGGAATTAGGTTGGTCATGTCTTCTTACAAGCATGGCCAACTTGTAAGGAAAGTAGATAGTGTTTTTTCTATCGATTCTATTTTAGTATTTCTCCCTAAAGGAGATTCTGTTGTAGTAGAGTGCTCTTATAGAGAGCTGGAAGAATGTTTCCCTAAAATATGATGTAATGACAGGCGAAGAGAAATGTAACCGATGCGAGCAGTTTGGGCCGAACGGTCTCACTGACTATCCATGTAAAAGGATTCCATCAAGGAACTGTCCTTGGTTTATTAAAATATCGGATAAGAAATATAAGAAGATTCTTGCCGATAGGGTGAAAAGAATTAAGGAGAATGAGAAACTTAAGCAGGAAATGATGAAAGATCAGGATCTTGTTGAAGAAGTAAAACAAAACACGAAAAAATTAATGCAATGAAAAAGAAAAATATAAAACCAGAAGAAGTGGAAGTCGTTATTCCTAAAGAAGTAGAGGCTATTAACATATGTGGAGATATCAATAGTTTTATAAAACATATTATATATGTCAGCTTGGATAAGGTAAGTAGTGATAGGGCGTTTGTTAATAACGATGTTCTGTATATGGTTACATACGCATCTATAAAAGGTGAAAATATACCTGTTGGGGTATTAGCAAAACAAAAAGAAGCTGAAACAGAAGATATCGCTATGCCGTTTGAGGATATTGGAAGGGACGTAAATGTCGTGTATCCTATTGAGATAGGAAAGATGTTTAAAGGATTTTACATTCTTGGTAACGGTGCTGTGGCTATTGATTACGAACTTACAGACAATGGCGGTTTTGACAATGATGACGGCATTGGTAAAATTGACATGAATCTAAATTGATATATTATGGTATTATATATAGCAGCAGACCCGGGAAAAGATGGAGCCATAGCCTGCATCGATCAGGATAGCAAACTAATATCAAGAATATCCACTCCAAGAATATCAGTTTCAGGACCAGTAGACTTGACTAAAGAATATGTTTTTTGCCGGGATACGATCGTAGAAAACAATCCTGATAGGGTAGTATTTGTCATAGAGGACGTCCACGCACTGTACGGGGTCAGCACATCCTCTACAGCCTCCCTCATGGAGAACAAAGGCCAACTGCATGGGCTGTTCCTCTCCCTCTGCATGGCATTTACGGACATAAGTTGCTCCGTTAATTTCATAGCCCCTAAAACATGGCAGAAATTGGTTTGGACGCATTCGGATAAGGTTATGGAAGCCAGTAAGGTAAATACTAAGAAAACGTCATTGGCTTGCGCTAAAAGGCTGTGGCCAAACGATACGTTCGTTAAAAACGAAAGATGTAAGACAGCCCATGACGGTATAGTTGATGCGATGCTTATAGCAGAAGCAGCAAGAAGAACCATTTAACTTATTTTAAATCATTTTAAATCCAATTAATTCGTAATTAGATTTTAAAATAATACATTTGTAGTGTTAGATAATCATAATCGTAAGTTTTAAAAAATGAAAGTAGGAGTTCCTGGCATACTAATGAATGAGAAACTTTCAAATATTTCAAAGATGTTTGATAAGGTTCTAAAGGATTGTGTCACATCGAATATAAAAATTACTTTATATTTTGATCATATCCGGATACAAGCCATGAACGAACGTATAACATATACGGATGATATTTTCGATGTGAATACTGATATTTCTTGTGACCATAAGTTTTCTCTTTTAGTAGATGCCGGGACTCTTATTTCATTTTTTAAAAATCATAACCAGGATATAGAGATAGAGATTAAAAACGATTACAGTATCGTTTTTAAATACGATAGAGGATCTTTCTCTTCTACTTGGATTGAGGATAAGGCTTTCCCTGATTTCTTTTATCCTGTAGGTGATGGTATTCGTGTTATGAGCTCATCTTTCATTCAGTCTATGAAAAGATCTTTTGCGTTTGTTGGATCGGATGAGTTTAGACCGGCTATATGCTCGATTCTCCTTAATGTGAAGAAGGACTATATTGACATTGTTTCTACTGACATGTTCCGTCTGTTTATAAACAGGAAAGAGTATGCTAATGCGGTAGCAGAAAGGTCAATTATGCTAAGCGAGGTCGCGGCTTCCATCTTATACCGCTTTCTATCTGATAAAGATACGGAGATCAGTATTTCCACAGATGGTATTAGGACGTTTTTATGTTTTGATAATGTGATTATATCGGATATGAACGTAGAACAACAGTATCCTAACTACGAATACGTATGTAATAAATTCGAAAAATCTTCGAGTGTTAAGTTTGACAGGGATTTGTTTATGTCTGTTCTTAATTCTATGACTTTAGTGGATAATGTTGTTAATGTCAAGGTAGATGAAGAAAACGGTATAACGGTAATGTCTGAGGATTTTGGAAATAGAAAAAGGATAATGGAATCAATGCCTTTAAATGCGCTTGAAGGTCCGTGTTTTAATTTTTCTATCGGTAAGGAAAATATACTGTCTTCCGTAAAATCACTTATAAAAGGAGATACTGTCATGGATTGGTCTGATCAGTATAAGATGATAAAGATGTTCAATCCTAAATACGAATCAACATACGTCTTAAATCAAACATTGTATAATCTATAAACAATTAATAATATGGCTTTTAGAGAAAACAGAAGTTTTGGTACAACTTATTATTTGTATATTAATTCAGATGGTAACTTGTATGAAAAAAGTAACGAACCAAAAGAAGGTTTTGTTCAGCACATAAATCCTAATAGCGGTCAGCCGGCAGGATACTGGAAAGAGTATTATAATGGAATAGTTGGGTACATCAACTACATCGGGTTAAAGACAAGTACTTTCTCTAATGGAAATACTGCTACTAATTTCCTTATCGTGTTGAAAGATTACGAGCTTAATGAAAACTATTGTATTTCCATACCTCTCGTCAATCAAAAAGGAAATATCAAGGGCTTTGTTAAGAGCTTCGTAAAATACTACGAAAACATCGATTTCAGTCGTGAAATTTATTTCAATGTCTTTAAGAAGAAGAAAGAAGATGAGTTTGGCTCTTCAGAACTTATTATCGCGTATGCCGGAGTAGACGGAGAAGAAGATCAGCTTGTTGAACGTTATTATAAAAAAGGCGTAAATGGTTGGCCCGATCCTGTTGAAGTTACAGGATTTGATGGCAAGAAAAGCCTTGATTATTCAGCTCAAAACAACTTTACTTATCAGAAGATTACTGAATATTCAAACAGGTTCAATGCCTCTATTAAAGACATCAGAGCCGGTATAATGGCTAAATTAGGGTTAGGGGGAAATACTCAGCAAGAGCCGGCAACTCCTCAGACTTATACCCAGCAGCCGGCTGCAACACAACAGGTTCAACAACCTCAGTCTGTTCCGAGTGCTATTCCGTATCAGAATTACCAACAGCCTGCTCAACAGCCAGCACAGTATCAGGCACCGGCTCAGCCTGCTGCCCCTGCCCCGGCACCTACTACAAGGAGCACCAAGCCTCAGCATCAGACGCAGCCACAAGCACAGATGCCGAACTTCCCTCCTATGGAAGAAGAAGACCTTCCATTTTAATATAAACATCAGCCCAGGAGAATAACATCTCTTGGGCTTTTAAAGATTGTGTAGAATGATAGTAGAAATAGTTACAAGATTTCCCCTTATTAAACTTCGTAGGAAAGTGACAGAAGAAAGGATTATGGCGAAGCATGGGGATAAATTATGTATGATCTACTCAGAAACCAGAGAAAAATATAAGCAAGGAGATGAGTGGGTCGATGATCCTAATGATGCAGACATAAGTACTTTTCGTGAGTGCTATGAATCAACTAAGGACATAAAAAAAGAAGGTATTGTTTATTGTACTATAAAAATATGATCATGGATAAGTTAGAAGATATTGAAAGACTTCTTTCTGAAAAAGAAGATAGCAAGAAGGATACTGTTTCTGAAAAGAACAACAAACATAAAAAAGAAGATAAGGTTGTTAATAAAATACCTGAATCGTATTTGACTCCAGGTTATCAGAAGACTGTGCAGGTAGGTATTAAGAAACTTTATCCTGATGTCGTAGTACCTGAATACAAACATGATGGCGATGCATGTCGTGATATTCGTGCATATAGAGTGGTGAAGATGGTGAATGATATGGGAGTGGAAATAGATGTTCCTTCCGATTTTGAATCAATTACCTTATATCAAGGCTATTCTGTTAGAATCGGAACCGGCTTCAAGTTGAATATCCCAGAAGGATGGTGCGTGAATGTAGAAGGAAGATCAGGATTCTCTTTTGACGAGGGAGTGGTAGTTACTAACGCGCCAGGTAAATGCGAATTTACCTACAAAGGAGAGTATATGGTTAATCTTACTAAAATCAATAAAAAACCGACCGTAATCCATAAAAACGATCGAATAGCTCAGATGGAAATAGTTCCACAATACAAAATGGTATTGGAAGAGGTGACAGATATTGAGGTAGAAGACGGAAATGAACGTGGAGAAAAAGGTCTTGGTAGTTCTGGAGTTAAGTAATGTTTAAATATTTTGAAAATGAGCATGTTAGGTTTTACATTCATCACAGACAGCAAGCTGTCAATGTACAGGGAGAAAGCTATTAAATCCGAAAATCTTGCAAAAGAAATTGAGGAAATGCAGGATAAGGCTGATTTTTACAAGGAAAGGCTTTCAGAACTTAAGTCAGATATAGCTTCAAAGGATAAAGAGATTTTATCTATTGGCAAAGATCTTTCTGAGTCTAAGGAAAAGATTGATGCCTTGAAGGAAAATCAGAAAAAGCTGATAAAAAGCGTCAAGAAGAAAACGGAAGAACTTGATGCGGCCAAGGCTGATCTTGACAAAGCTAAGTCCGATCTTGATGAGGCTAATTACAAAATCAGCAACTTGGAAGAAAAGAAAAACAGTATCTCATCTGAATTAAAAAAGAAATCAAATGCATTGATTGAAGCCAGGATCAGAATCGGAGATTTGGAAAACGAGGTTTCGGTTGGGTCCAAGGCAATACAGGAGTTAGAATCGAAGCTGAAATCAATGCAAATAGAATTAAGAGGCTACCAGATAGGTATAATCGGTAAAGACAAAAATGATGTCGCTGAGCCGGAATTGGATAAAGATGAGGAGGCAGATAAGGATGTGGCAGAACCGGAGAAGTCTGATGTTGTTCCTAAGACGGATGTGATTCAGGAAGAAGCCGGTGATATTGTGGAGCCCGAAAACGAAGCTGAACGAGTAAAAGACACTAAAAAGAAGAAGAAAAAAAAGAAGTAGGTATTTTAATCCTTTTTATATTTTAATGTTTGCCATATTATGGGTTAGTACTTAACTTTGCGTTGAGAGAGTTTTTAGGATAAATTATTTGGTTGAAAATTTTAGCTGATATATGCAGGCGTCTGTGAAGGCTCCTGCATATTTTTAAGGTCCTGTAGCTTAGTGGTGAAAGCAGGCGGCTCATAACCGCAAGATCGTGGGTTCAAATCCCTCCGGGACCACTGTCCAATGGTGTAGTGGTAGCACAACAGATTTTGGTTCTGTTAGCGGAGGTTCGAATCCTCCTTGGATAACGGTACATATTTTGTGTAAAGTGTTAATTATCTCGGTGTTTGCGGTGTGTGAACATAGCAAACATTAAACGGCCCATTAGTTTAATGGATAAAACCTTTGAGTCCTAATCAAAAGTTGCCTGTTCGATTCAGGCATGGGCTACATGGCTTGTTGGATGAGTGGTTTAGTCAGGGATCTGCAAAATCTCGTAGGGCGGTTCGATTCCGCCACAAGCCTCTAAAAAAGTAAGACAATGAACTACCCAGAGCAACAAATGCTTAAGATCCTTAATAGGGATCTGCTAAGTAATCCGATGTATGTTATTAACAATCTCCATATATATGATTGGGAATCTGACTTCCTGGCCATAACAAGATCATTGTACGCTTATGAAGTAGAGGTCAAGATGTCTAAACAAGATTTCTTTAACGACTTCAAAAAGGATAAAAAACATAAGGTTCTTAAAGACGGCATTATTAAGGTAGGTGGTGTCATAAGCTATCCTCCAAACTATTTCTACTACGCCTGTCCGCCTAATATGATTGACGTAAGTGAAGTCCCTTCTTATGCCGGGCTGATTTATGTCGATGTCAGTAAAAATAGGAAGAACGTCGTTAAGGTCGCACCTTTAATTCATAGACAGAAGTTTGATGTAGTGGGTAGGAAACTGGTGGATAAGTTTTACTACAATATGCTTACTTGGAAGAAAAGAGCTATTTCAAACGTGTATGCTGACCCAGCCAAGGAAAGAGAGAAAGGCGTGCGTGCCGGGGCTGAGGCTGTGAGGAAGTCGGCCTGGGATGCGTTCAGGGCGCAGTGCCCGCACATTGCTTTCCCCTATGGAAAAGAATTTCCGATGTGTGACGATCACGAACAAGATCATCCCATGAGAGACTGCATACTTCAGTGTGAAAAAGGTAGAATATTTAAAAACAGATTGAAATGAGCACCCCACGTGAATTAAGTAGAATAGCTAATAGGATAGCCGGTAAGATGACTGATGATGGATGGGTTAGCCCCGGTAGAAAGAATCTCGTTTCCGATAAGAAGGTTATGGAGTTAATAGATTCGATTTTTAATGAAATTTGGAGAGAATTAGATGACGGGAAAAGAGTCCATATCAGGAAACAGATGATTTTCAAAAAGATTTTTGTCAGTAGGCAAAAAGATAAATACTATATACAATGCATAGAAAAAAGGGACGCCAAATAGACGTCCCTTTTTGTTTTTTATAAGCAATACAGACGTGAATAATCACATCACTTCATTACTGTCCTTACCAACTTAGAAACAGCTTGTGTGATAGTCCACCTGATGTTAGCATTAACATTGATAGTCTGAGGAGTACCGTTTGCATCCAAGTTAATTACCTCCTTGTCTATTTCCAAGAACGGATCACCTGCTGTCTGGGTAATAACCGTATTAGCTGTCTGACCACCAGCGGCCGTCACCTTAAGAGTATTTACCAGATCATTTACATCAACGTTTTCTGGAATACCGGAGAATACGATACTGAAAGCAAATCCCACTGTTGCACCAGGGTCGTCGGCAATAACAGCACCGTTATTGGTAGCCTTGCCTGCTGCCTGATAGGAGGCTGGTATTTTCAGCGTCAGAGGATGAGACTCGTCTGGAGTTAAGGAGAACGTTAATTTAGTTGAGTTACTTGTGCCGTTGATTGTTACAGTACCACCTTCTTTCCCTACAGATGCAGTAGGATCTATTTTTACGAACTCAGCTACCGGAGCTTGGTTTATGGTAGCACTTTTCTTAACATCCCCGGATTCGGCACCAAATTCTACTTGTAACGTACGCTGTACACGACCTTCGTATTTTTCACCTGATACGGTAACTGCCTGATCACCGTCACCTGATCCCGGATTGAAGGTTACAAAACCTATTTTCAATTCTGCCATGACATAAATAATTTTGTAGTTAATTAATATCTTGATAAATATAATTTTATTATACGGAAATCCTATTATTGATCTTCATAAATTAAAACTATCTTTATCCCAAAATAAGACAATTATGAGAAGAAGATTTTTTAACAAAATAGGGGGGGGTATTTACCTACTGATAATTTTATAGTTTTTGATAAATCTGTATCAGATCCGGCTAATATAACAATAAGCGAAGACAGTGATTTTTTAAATAGGTTGATTACAAGTGGCTTTTATAGAGTTCTTTGCAAGAGCGCTATGGGAGGAGGAGAGGTTTTTGTATGTAGGTTGAAGGAAGACAACAGCAATTTGTATCTTGATGGTAGTCAGGCTAATCTTACCGGACCAGAAGGTGATGTGATGGTCGTTTTCTTAGAATTTTGGTATAAATGGTATAAGGTGGATGATAATAGATTTCTTTATCATTTTGCTGATCATGATATCGATGGCACTTACATTCATGTTCCCGCGTCTCTTGTTGGAGCATATAAAGGATATGTGTCTTCAAATAGACTATATAGCTGGAGTGATGTTACTCCTACGACGAACGTATCATTATCTGATTTCAGAAGTTACGCAAAAGCGCGTGGCACCGGGTTCCAGGTGATAGATTTTCAACAACATTGTGTAATTGCTATGATGTTGTATGCTAAGTACAAAACACGTAACCTACAAGGCGTATTAGGACCCGGTGGAGCAGGAAGTAGCCCAGTTGCAACAACGGGAAGCAGCAACCAGACCGGCAATGCCGATACCAAAGGCGAATATTCAAAGTACGCTTGTGGCTTAGGACTTGAAGGTGTATTTGGCTGTATCTGTGAATGGGTTGAAGGTGTAGAAATAAACAACCAAGTTTGGAAAATCACCGACCCGGACGGTTCGACTCGCAATGTGAACGCCGAGACTTTCAGCGGTTGGATAATAAATATAGCAGCCGAAAATGGTCCGTTTTTTGATGTGGTGCCGACACAAGTTGGCGGTAGCGATTCCACGCATTATTCAGATTACTATAGTCGGACATCAGACAGCTCCCTTGTTTTGGCGCGCTCCGGTTACCGCTCGTATCCGACTGGAGGCGTGGCGTATACGGATGCGGCTTACGATGCGTCGGACATGGATTCGAGCTACGGTTCTCGTCTTGCTTTCCACGGAACCATATCCGAATTGGCTCCAAGGCAATTCAAAAGATTACCCGTATTATAATATCATATTTTAACTGTTTTTAAATAGTATTGTTGATATTATTATGTATGTTTGCAACATCAATATAAAATATTATAACCATGAAAGTAGATTTTTTTAACAGTACGGATTTTTTAGGATCTAAAACTAAAGAAAGCAAGATCCGGAAGTTGTCAATCAGCAAAAGTAAGATAATGACTATCTCTGTCGATAATTTGAATTGGATGGGGGTAACGGATGCGGTTGTTATCGGCTTAGAAGAAGGGAAGATATTTGAAAGAGTTGAAAATACGGTCTTTTATCTGGCTGCTTCTGATGTTGAAGACGAGAGATCGTTTAAGGTAAATAACCTTGGTGTAAAATACAAGAGGATTTACTTAAAAGACCTGCTCGATTATCTTGGATGGGATATAGGAGAAAATTCTTATGCTGTGTATGATATTATAAAAGAAGACAGTAATCTATTCCGTCTTCAGTTTAGGGTAATAAAAAAGAGTAGGAGTGAAAAATGATGAACGATGTAGATATTAAAAACAAAAGAATACTGCTATTCGATTTTGACGGGACGCTTATAGAAACCGCTTCTGGGAATACGTTCGCTACAGACTTGACAGATATGAGGATTAAGATGGATGTGGTGAATAAGGCTCTTGACCTCATGCAGGAGAACGGTGTTAAGGTATTTGCTATCGTAAGCAATCAAGGAGGAGTAGAAGCTGGGTTTGTTTCTGGAGCTGATATTGAAGCTAAGATAGAATACGTACTGAGGTCCGTACATGATCTGGCGGTAAAGAGAGGCATAAGAGGCGTCCTATATGAAAAAAGGTTGTGTTATTCAAATGACGAACAAAATCCGATGAGGAAGCCTAACACTGGCATGATTGATGATATTCTTATGAAGTGTAAAGACACTGTAATGCGTGGTATGAACTTTAGTCAACTTAAGGGATGTTCGTTGATGGTCGGGGACGCCAGTGGTCTGCCAGGGCAGTTCTCTGATTCGGATAAGGTATGCGCTGAGAAGGCCGGCGTTGACTATATGGACGTTATTCAGTTTCTTGGTAAAGATCTTGATTTAGAGTATGTATTGTCCAAAGAACATACAAGTGAAGGAATAGTTATTCTCAACAACGATCATATATATATCCTTGAAAATCCATATGGTGTTGGTCTTAATATAAAAATCACTTTAAAAGATTTTTATAAGATTGAAACCGATGATGGAAAAACTGCAACCGTAGATGATGTGCTGAATATAAGGATTGATAAAGATCAGAATTTCAATTTATATAGTGATGTTATAAAAATAGAAACATTAAAAGACGGTAGTATCAAATATACAAGTTTGTATCATGAAAGTAAAGAAAACAGCGATAGTTTATCATAAATCGGATTTAGATGGCGTTGTGTCGGCAGCCATCGCAACTATGTATGAACACAGTAAAAACAAGGATGTTGTTTATATCCCGTATTCGTATGAAGATGATGTTAAGAAAGTTGTTGACCAAGTGCGTGACTTAGATGTTGTTTATGTTCTTGACGTGTCTTTCGGAGCCGATTCTAAAACGGTTTTTAAAAAGTGGCTTGATGAAGGAAAGAGCCTGATGTGGATAGATCATCATAAGGGAATTATCGAAGATAGTAAGACATGGGGATTCACTGTTCCAGGGCTTAGGAGAGTCGGTACCGGTGCGTGCGCACTTGCCGCCGACCTGCTGATGGGGAAGGTGCCGGCGATCGTCCGGTGCCTGTCAGACTACGATGTGTGGAATAAAGAATCTGAATTAGGCTGGGATACGGTAGTAGCTGTCCAGTATGCCTTGAGATCAAAAATAAGACTCAATGTATTAATAGCATTGTCGTATTTGTATGATCACTTTAAAGAAAATATGAAGGACAATGAAATTGATCTTATTTTTTATGATCTCGCTAAAGAAGGACGTGCTATAATTAACTACATGGCTGGTAAAAACGAACAAGAGGTAAGTGCGTACTCGTTCGAAGCGTATGTTGATGAGGTGAAGGTCGTGGCGATGAATACTACAGAATTTAGCTCTAAAGTATTTGATTCTCTTACACCGGACTGGTTAGACGGTAGGAAAATTAAAGCCCTGATGCCATTTTGTATCATGCCAAGTGGTAAAGTCCGGTTCTCTCTTTATGAATGCGTAGAAGACAGCGCGGATTGCTGTGAGGTAAGTAAGAGATTCGGTGGTGGAGGACATGCTGGTGCTGCTGGATTCGTTATAGACGTATTAAGTGACCAGTTTAAGGACTTCCTTGAAAACCATAAACTTACTTCAATTCAATAAATTAATAAGGTCGTGTTTTAAATAGGATTGGTTTCTATCAATCCTATTTTTTTTTGTTGTGTGTGAGGTGGGTGGGTATGTGATGGGAGAGAGGGTAAAAGATGTTTATGTAATGTGGGAGATATGTGAGAAAGAGGTTTATGTCATGAGGGATATGAAAAAATGTTTATGTGATGGGAGAGAGGGGGTACCTATCACGAACCTCCCGCCCCCGAAACGCGTTTTCTCCCCCGTACCCCCTTCGCTGGAAAACCGGAAACGCGTTTTTACCTTGAATACACAAACTATCTGATTATCAGCGATTTATTTAAATTATTGTAAATCAATATGTTACTGCAACTTATTGATTATAAGTTAATTAAGTAAGCATATATCCTACATATTAATGTACGCGTATAATACTACTCCTGTGTGTTTTGTAACTTGCTGATAATCAGATAATATAATCGAAATTAATACAAATTAACAAAAAAAAGATAGTATATATATTTGTAGTATTGATAAATGTCGTATATTTGCGTCGTGATCAAGAGAGATCACGAGTTAACATAGTGAACCTATATAGTGTACCCGTTGGGCTAACTATATCTGTATCTGTAATAGCCTGCGTTGCTGGATATTAAATTGAATATCATTTGTTTAACAATTAAAATATATTGGATTATGATTACAAAAAAGAACGTTAACAAACTGCAAAATGCTGTTATTAAAGAAAATGCATCTAATTTGGTGGGTGCGGTTAAGTTGTACAACGCTTTATTTGCTAATGGTAGTGATCTAAAGGATATTTGCAAGGCTTTAGAAATACCAGCAGAATACGCCGTAAAGGTAGCAGCCCTCGCCAAAGATAAAAAAAATCTGGTGGCAGTGTGTAGTCAGATGTTACCTAAAGTGGATAATACTTTTGTTAAGTTTACTTTATACTCTAAAGTGTATAAAGATACCAATGTAGACAAAGAAAAAGGAATTGAAGCCAAAACGGCTGATTGGTGCGCCGAGAATGTGGTTTACGGTAGCGAATATAAAGCATTTGGTTTTACTACTGCCGAATCATTGGAGACCCAAAAAAGTACTAAATGGTTGATAAAAGAAACCGACGAGTACAAAGCTACTTATGTGGCTGTTAAGATCAAATCTTATTCTATTCGCACTGTGGCAAAGTGTGTAAGTGAATACCTCGCACATGAAAGCAACCAGCAGTAACAAAGGCATGGAGAGCGCCGTTAAGCTCTCCAAAGGTTTGACGCGTACCGTTAAACGCGCCTGTACGCCGTTGTCAGTGGGTGCACGTCCCGCGTATGCTTTAGACTGAAGCTGACAAGAATAGAGTTATTTTACATATTGGAGATAGACATACCGTCGCCCTTGCCGTTGGCAATTAAAGGGCTGGTATTACTGCATGGACTATCCGAATAGGTATGGTTTATGTTAGGTATGTGATTACAGTTTGGAAAACATGCCGTTGTACGAGGTTTATCTCCAGATCGAAACGTGTCTTACTTGCTTACACGAAAAAATAGAACAAGGCTGTAGATTAAATTACAGGGTACAAGCATGTAGCCTACCATGTAGGGACGTGTCGTATCAAAACGCAAGGACACTATGCCGTTATGTGTGGCGAAATAGTGTAGCAGACGGAAAATATAATAACAACATAGTACGGGCCTGTACGCAAGAACTACGTACTAATTACGGGCTGTTGGTTGTAGCATAAAATCTCTATAGGATAGGAATGCGCGTCCGGTTCGATTCCGGAGCAACCTCTAAATAATATAATAGCATGGAAAAGAAAGCAATGATCAACGCTTTAATTGAAGCGTTCAATAAATCTAAAAACAGTTGCGTAAAAATAACATTGCGTAACTATATCGAGACGGTGGAAACATTGAGCGAAAGTGAGTATAAAGAGGCGGAGGGTTTCTATATCGAAGCTCTTAACCGCTGGAGTTAATCATAATTAAAGCATAAAGAAAATGGAAAGGAAATTTAAATCTTATATGGTAGACGTCCGCGGTCTGTCCAGGAAAGAAGCTAAAGAAAAGCGGAAAAGAGCGTATCGGGAATTTATGTTGTATCGTGATCTCAAAGAAGCGTATCATGCCGATACAGGAAAGGACAAATGCAAACGTAAAGTCCATACATCACGAACATACGTGAAAGAAAACATAAACAGTATTTAAATAGGGATAGGGTTGTTCCGAATATCGGAGCAGCCCTATTTTCGTATCCTACCCTTTCTATTTAAGGGTAAGATATTCTGAGAGTGAACGGCGGATGTGTGCTATATTGGTCTAAAACGAAACTAAAATAGGATAGTTTGGATATAATGCCGGTATTTTGTCTATATCATGTCGTTGAAATTGGTCTAAAACGAAACTTTAGGCGGTTTTCTGACCCAAAATAGGGCGTCGGATGCCGCCTTTTTCGTCTCTATGGATTGAAAATTAGGCTTATTGTATTTTTTTAAAAAATGAGGTATGATTGATTATCAATTAGTTAGGTTTTATAATACCCGTATTTTCGGACATACTTATTGTATTTTTTTTTGTTTTATGTGGTGGTTTTTATTAGTAGCTGATCTTTATTTTCTGTCGGTTGGTATTCGTTCTATGTTGGAGTACGGAGCGGATCAGTATAATGTTGTAATGATCTTTTGCTTTTTGTTTTTGGCTTTGATTATAGGTTTGAATATCTATCTTGATAGGAGGAGCAGACGGTAGGGCGTGGGCTGAAGGCCTCTATTCTCTCTATGGAATGATATTATTTCTAAACACTCTATATCCCATTCCATAGTATAGCTCAGTAGCGCTCTCCGTATGCCTGTAGCGAGGTGTGAGAGCGCAGGTTCTATGCGGAAAGTCGGAGGATTAGCCGGGGTTGGAGAGGGGGAGAGGGAGGGCACTTCCTTCCAACAAAATTCAACTTCCTTCCAACAAAATTCAACAGATCAGCGTTTTAAAACAGCATAATGTGAGTTTATTCTACAAAATTCAACAGATCAGCGTTTTAAAACAGCATTATGTAGGGTTTTCCAACAAAATTAAGACTTACAGTGCTTTAAAACAGCATAATGTGAGTTTATTCTACAAAATTCAATAGGTTGAGAGTTGAAAACTATATTCTATAGATTAGTAGTAATCGGAATGTATAACAATTAAAACATAAACAACATGAACGTATATGATTTTGCACCTGACTTAGATTTGAGTAAGGAGGGAGAAGGTTCTATTTTCGGGGTGAAAGGAATAGAAGGTAGTGACGGTATAGTATATGCTAAGGTAGTTAGCTGTGTAGAAGTTAAAGATTACAGTTGTGATAGGTGTATTTTTTATGATTGTTATAAGGATAAATGTTTGTTATCACATAGCAATAGTTGTATAGATAGAGACTGGTGTTGTAGGTACGAACAGGCTGCCATAGAGGGGGAGTAGGCGGCGCCTTGGGCTAAGGCCTGCGGTTGTAGGTGGAACGTAGGTCGGAGCAGAGCCGGAACAGTTTATTGTGGAACTAAAAAAAATAAAAAGGAGGAGATAGCGATATGAAAAAGGCATTTAAGATATTTTCTATTATGTTTGTCATAGAAATAGTGTTGATAGCTATTTTAGATGCTATGGCGTAAGTGAGAAAAATTTCTTCATTAATTTTCTTATGCTTTAGACAGAGTGCTCCCGTCTGCGAAGATCGGAGCACTTGCTTTATGGGATTCATGGTGCGGTAGGTCGGTTCGATTCCGGCGATCTCACACAACATTAAAAACAAAGGAGGAAAGAAAATGAAAGATGGTATTACATTACATCCAGAACACGGATTGAATCCGTCTATAGAAGTTTGCATGATATGTGGCGAAGAGATGGGGATTGCTTTATTAGGGAATAACATCAAGGGGCAGGCGCCGCATCATATATGCACGGGAGAAATATGTGACAATTGCAAAAAGACAATAGATGACGGAGGTTGTTTTATTATCGAAGTCGAGGATGGATCAGATCAAAAGAATCCGTATCGTACAGGGAGATATTGCGCGATAAAGAAAGAAGCAGCAAAGAAAATACTTGGACAGGAACATAGTGTTGTGTACATGGAAAAGTCTGCGTACAGTCAAATAATACCACAAAAATAAAGAAGGGTATGTTTACAAAAGAAGAGCGATTATTCATATGGAAAAAGGTATATGAGATAATTGATAGGTTAGAGGATGGGGAATACATATGTGTTGCATTGAGAAATGTAGTATTAATGTTTTTCAAAACACATAATTTTTATGAGTTGAGTTCAAATAAACTGGTGAGGATATATTTCCCGGAATTGGAAGAGAAGATAAGTATGGCCACAGAACCAGAGGAAACAAGAACGTTTTATGGGTGGTTTGGTTGTCTTAGTCCAGAAACGAAGGAGGTGCGGCTGAATATTGTGAAAGATATTATAAAAGAGTTAGAATAGTATTTTTTGTTAATCTATTTTATTCATCAAATTAAGTTTGGGTTTTGGCATGTCGGTTCGTGAGGATAGACATGCCTATTTCTGTATCATAGAGGGGATGACGCGGCGTGCCGGTATGTATGTGCCGGTCCTGGTTCGATTCTGGGTATCTCACAAACAATAAAATAAAAGAGTTATGAGAATATATAAGAATGATATTATAAAGGCGTCAGCGATAAGCACAGACGACGACAGAGGTTTGTTGTTGTGTTCAATAACAGATTCAGGCTTTACGTCTATAGCGAGCGTGATATCGGCCGTTAAAGACAAGTTACCAAACAAAGATCATACGAAGATGGTGTTTGAAATCTTGAATGATACGAAAAAAGAGTACGGACGATATAACAATTGCGGAACAAAAGTATTGTAATAAAGAGCAGAAAACAATATGTTTATGTAATGTTAGTTTTTTCATTTTTATTGAAAAGAGCGCCGGCCTGTGAAGGTATGCGCTCTTTGTATTTGTATAATATATAAAACGATAATAATATGACAGATAATAACATAGATGTGAATATCGTACCTGTAAAGAATGGTGCGAAACGTGTTGTGGTATCATATTACCATTATTCACGCAAGGACAAAAATCACATGAGTTCTCAAACGGATTACGTGTGGGAAACAAAGAATGAAGAAATGTTTAAATACTTTGAGGCCAGGAGGACAAAAGTATTTTATAGTCAGATTCGTGCCATGTGTAGATTCTATGGCAAGAAAAATGTACGTAAATACAAAAAGCTATGATATTAAAAACGACAACCAACGAGTTTTGTTTCATTAACGTAAGTTTCTATGAAACAATAGCAGATCCTCGCTATTTCTTTGAACAAGATTATGAAGAGATGCCGGAATATGAGGAGGAATTAGATTTTGATTTTGATTCTTATTGCAATAAGTTTATTCCTTTTGTACAGGAATGGGCGAATAAGGTGGGCGAACGCCTTTATGAATATGGTGTGAATAACATAAAGGTAATATCGGTCGGACATCCAAAAGATCGCAATTATGGTACTGATTGGATGGATGTAAGGGTAGAGTTTTGTGATGAATGGAGGCAAAAGATGTTATCTAACATTGGTAAGATTGTTAATGATGATAAATGCAAGAAGTATGCGGAGGCTAATTACCGGTCGGTATCAGGATACATCTTTTTAGGACCTGAAGATTTAGAGGAATTTGAAAAGGAAATAATAGAAAGAAAGTCAGATTCGGGATATGATGTAACAATATTGTTAAATATGTATCTAACTTTGGCTTTTGTAAAAGAATTTGGATTTAAAGCCGGAGAAGCATGGAGTGAAATAACAGAATATGCTTACGGATGTTTGTCGTATTCTGATTTTGCAACAACAGAGATGCTTATACCGGAAGGTTCGGAGCATTTATTCAAAGACATTTACACGGCAAAGGCCGACGAATTATATCATCATGTCCTGGATAAATTCGGATGGGCGTGGCGTGATCCGAAATATAAGTCAGAAACAGAATTATGCGCGATGCTAAAGTGGGCAAAAGAAAAAGGCTTGACCATTGAAGAGTTAAGTATTTAATTGTTAAACATAAGGCAGTAGTGGTGCGTGAGTATAGGTGCTGCCGTTAAAATATTTTATAAGATGAAAAAAGAAGAGATTCAAACTATTTTATACACAATCAAAGAAGGAGACAGTATTAAAATCAAAGTACAAGACAAAAGTGAAGAGATAAGACTGCGGGATCATGTAAGAAGAACGCAGAAATACGGATACAGGTTTTGTTTGTCTCATTTGCATGATGGAATTTTCTATCTGGAGAAGTTGGAAGAAGGGGATAAGGATAAATACTATAGAGTAATAAACAGAGGAAATGGAAAGACCGGAGTATAATAAGCTACGCAAAATGGCTAAGACTACCCCAGGTCTGATAGTGGACGAGGTGCAAAACATGATGCGTGTATCGCTATACGATAATGGGGAACTTAAGAAGGTGGTAGTAGTAATGAAATGCGATTCTTTTTTACAGTCAAAAAGTAACATAGAAAAGATAATGTTATTATCATCTTCTATAGAAGATAGAAAAAACAAAGAAAAAAATAAAACAAAATCAGAAAATGAACAGAATAACAAAAATAAGAGAAGAAATAGGGGGAAAACAGGTTGATTTAACCTTTTACGGGCGCTTTTGCAGCCTTATCGAAGGTGATAGAAAGATAATACTAAGGGCGATAAAAAACGGTCATAAAAAAGGCGTAATCGGGGCCATTCAGCCTGGGAGACATGACAGAATTTGGACCACGTGGTCTATTGCTTTTGATGATCTGAAGGTGGGGGATACAGTAGAGTTCACTACATCTGGAAAATATAATCCCGGATTTCATGCTACGGAAACGTATGTAGGATGTGTAGAATGGATAAAAGGGTCGGAATGTGCGATAAAAACCGGCAATGGAATGGCGGCAGTATTAATTAAACACATAGAAAGGGTGATAAAATGATGGATTTAAGAATGTTTATAAACCTATTTCAGGAGATTGAGGTAGAGAACTTGTTTAAGGCGTTAGATTTATGTATGGAATATGCAAGATTAGATTTGCATGTGTTTAATGTAGGAGCTTATGTAACGTGTTCGTACAGCAATGATCTTGAATCGCTTTCACAGGCAGAAGGTTGCAATGTGAATATGATAATAGAGGTACCCTACTTATTCGAAGCATTCATGGAATACGCTTCACCGGAAATGAAGTTGTATTATGAAAAACTAACAGAGATAGTATAATATGAAAGAAGAAGTAGAACGGATAAAGAAGTTGGTAGGCATAGATCATAACAAATGGGAGCAACCTTGTACATGTGATAAATGTAAGAATATGTGTAAGGTTCCTTGTATTGGTACGCCAAAAGACATAGAGGCTATCATAGATGCCGGATACGCTGACAGGTTAAAAGAAACAATGTGGATGGTAGGGTATCTTGCAGTGAAAGAAAAACCAATAGCGATGATCCAGCCAACAGAGAAAGACGGGTGGTGCGCATTCCGCCAGCCGGACGGTCTCTGCGAGCTGCATGACCGTGGACTAAAGCCGACTGAAGGAGTTCTGGCTTCTTGTAAGGTGATTGAAGAAGACGATATTCCGACATACGAAACATCCGTACTTAGAGCAGTAGCTCATGAGTGGGTTAAGGTGGAGAACTTCGCAACTATAATGAGGGTCGTTTTTAAATTTTTGCATGAAAATGAACGTAGAAAATAAATTAGATAAAGTGGTTAATATCCTAAAAGAAAAAGGATTTGTAGTATATAGAAAGGGCGGGAAGGAGCCAGGTGTGTTTTACGCTAAAGAAGGTGACAGCCGGATAGGATTCGTTTATCCCAACAACGGATATATATACGACAGGATAAAAATGTGGTCTTTTTCAAGGATATATAAACCACATAAGAAAACCGGGTCTTCGTGTTTAATGTGTGTCAGCGACGAATTTACGATAGAGAATGCGATTAAGAACATAGAGGATAGACTGTGGGTAAATTACATAAAAGACGGTAGCAGAAAACGACCAGAAGAATATAAAAATATAAGAGAATTTGTTGGTAGCTTCACTAAATTCTACAACTCTGTAGAATTAGTTGAGGTTAAGTAGTTTTCCATGCGAGTTAGTTACCGGCACTGGTCTGCGAAGATAGGCGCCGTTTTTTTTATTCAAGGAAGGAGGACAAAGATGGGAAAAAGAGACAAGGAGATACCTTATGAGGTAGTCATACAGGAAAGAAAAAGAGTGGATTTATATGGTAACGTAGTGTATTATATCTATTGGTTTGATAAATATGGGTACAATATCACAAACGAATGGAAATTCTGGAGCAAGGGTCCGAAAAAGAAATACGATAGAGTTAATCGTTATCTAACGGATAGTTGGCTGAAGGAATACTGTGGGAATAACAATTTAAAGATAAGTAGAATAAAGGAATGAAAACGATAAAAGTAGACAAAGTGATATTATATTACATGGATCGGGTAGACCCTGACGGGAACTTATACCGGTTCTATGTGTATAAAGGAATGGCATCTGAAATAGAATACTTTTGTACTGAAGAGGCAGGTAATATGACCATACCAATCGGAGAAGGAAAGTATGTCAAGATCGTACCAAAAGAAATAAAGAAAATACCAGTAAGGGGATATAGGAAGCTTGCTGGAATATGGAATTGTGAAACATGTAACGGGAAGGGATGGTATAGGCTTTTTAATTATTTCAAATACAAGCCAGACATATGTTATATTAAAAACATAGGGCGTGATAAAAATGGAAACACAAGATATGAAATATCATTATTTAATGCCACTATGAATGTGACAAGGTATTTTAATCTGTGGAGAATGAAGCCAGGGATGCATGCTATGATAACAAACGAGTACGGAGTCTTGGATATTATAAAAGAAAAATTCGATAACATAAATATAGTGGAATATAGTGGAATATGGATTTAAATAAATTATATAAAGAAATAGAAGAAGCAGAGGCCAGTCTGAATGCAAAAAGATTAGAGTACATCAGAGAAGCATTAGCAGAAAACAATGGAATTATAAAGCTAAAATTTAAAGGGTTTAAAGAATTTAAAGAAACTAATGATGTATTTGACTTTGATGATCAGTTTCCGGTGATAATAGAAATTGATGAAAATCCTATGTATTTAACGGAAGTGTATGTCAAAAAAAACGATTTTCGTGTAGTTATGCTGGATTATACTGATATGACTTTTTATGATTATAATAATCCAGGGGAGAATGAACAGGTTGCTTATTTTATTAACTATTGTTTAAATCAAGACAAAGATGGGAAAGAGTAGAAAGGATTATGAAAAGTATCTTAACTCCATATCTCCAGATAGAGACGATGAGAGATGGATTATTGGAGGAAAAAACAGGTATTGCGGTAGAGAGAATTATGGTACTATGATCAAAAGATATGATCCTATTGGTTTTAACGTAGGATACAGGGAATGGGTGGAACAGCCAGAATAAGGCGGAGCCTGCCCTGCGATGAGGTCGGCCTGGCTGTCTGTGGCCAGGTCCGTACATTAGTCAGATAGTGACGGACGCCACAGGAGACAAGTGGGTAAAGTGCGAAGAGCTCCGGTTCAGGGGAGACGCGGCCTGCTCTGCGTGGCGTAAGGCTACAGTAGATGAAATTATTGAACATTTTAAAAACAGATAATTATGGGATATATATGTACAAGATGTGGTGGAACAAATGTTACCTGTGAAGCTATAGTAAATCCGAATACCGGAAAAATAATAGATTATTTTGATGGATCTTTCATGCATGCTATTTGCGCGGGTTGTGAAAATGAGGTAATAATATCTAACGTTGAAGAAGTCAAACATGAAATTGATTTAAGATTTCATGAATTTTTAGAAAGAACAGGTAAGGAGCCTGAATATGTAGAATGTCAGATTGTGTGGAAAGAGACAGGAAATGAACAAAGAAAGACAATAAAACTATCATTGAGCATCAACGATGATGATAATGATGATGTTTTTTATTATTGCAATGGGATAGAATCGTTTAAGCAACTTGCTGAATACGGGATGAGAGAATTTATCGTAACAGGTTGTTGGAATTTCTTTTAAGAAACATATGTAGTTATCATTTTTAATAACATATCTTATGAAAACACAAGAAGAATATGCCCATGAAATTGACGAAATCGTTCGCCGGGATGTAGAGAGCTGCCAGAGTGACTGGTTTATAATCGACAAGGAGATATTTATGCAGCCAGAGAATAAGAACAAGGCATTTATTTTGGGAACAAGAAAGACCGGGTGCGATATGATCGTACTTGGAGGTACTAATTGCAGTGGATCCAATATGGATTGGCTTTTCGGTTGCCTTGGCAATGAAAACTTCTATTCCCATAGCTAAAGCAAATGGGATTCTTGGATACAAGCGCAAGAAACCCCGATGTTGCTATCGCTGGAATTACTCTTGCTCTCCAATTCGGAAATGCCCTTCCGAAGTATATT